ATAACTTTGTAGGTATAGAACAAGGGAAATATTATCTTGTTAGTGCTCATCAGAAATCAGGGAAAACACAGATAACCTCTTATCTCTTTATCTATGCTCCTATTCTATATGCTTATAAACATAGAGAACAGATAAAATTAAAGATATTTTATTATCCTTTAGAAGAGAGTAAAGAAGAGATAGTATTGAGGTTTATGTCTTTCCTTTTATATACCTTAAGTAACCATACTATCAGAATAGCTCCTATTGATTTAAAGTCAACTGACGAGAATAAAGTATTGGATAAGAGTATCTTAGATATCTTAAGAAGTGAAGAATATCAGGATATCCTAAAGTTCTTTGAAGAGAGTGTAGAGTTTAGAGAAGCTACTAATCCTACAGGAGTATGGAAAGACTTAAATGAGTATGCCAAGAATCATGGCACTATTCATAAGAAGGAGATTACCTATAAAAACAAGGAGACAGGTGAGGAAGTAACTAAAGAAGTCTTTGATTATTATACACCTGATAATCCTCATGAGTATGTAATGATTATATGGGACCATGTATCACTGACATCCTTAGAAAGAGGATTAGATTTAAGACAAACCATTATGAAGTTATCAGAATATATGGTTAATCTTAGAAACATGTATAATTATATCCCTGTTATCATACAGCAGCAAAGTGATGAAACACAGAACCTTGATGCTTTTAAAGCTAACAAGATTAGACCTAATGTATCAGGTTTAGCAGATTGTAAATATACTGCAAGAGACTGTAATATGATGTTAGGACTTATCAATCCTTATGCTTTTGAGATACCAAAATATTTAAATTATGATATTGTTAAATTTGAAGACCATATCAGGTTTTTGGAAGTAGTATTAAACAGAAATGGTAACTCTAAGGGAGTTAAACCCCTATATTTTGATGGTGCTGTGAGTTTCTTTGCGGAGCTGCCTAAGCATGATGATGTAAAATCTCTCAATAAGGTGTATGAGTTTATCAGGAATAATAATCCTGAAACAAGTATATCTTTGTTTGCTTATACCTGTAACCATAAAAATAAAAAGTAATGGGTATAGTGAGCTTTCTATGGCGATTAGCCGTTCATATTTTATCATTTTATTATTTAATCATTTTATTTATTTTATTATGTGTAGTCATAGATGGACTAAAGAGGAAATTGACCTCCTTGAAAGACAGGTAGAGAGTTTTCCTCACAAAAAGAACTATTGTTTTTTAATAGTAGCAGAGTGCACTTCAAGAAGTGTAGCCTCTGTAAGACAGAAGTATTATAAGGATTTATATAAGAAATCCTTTAATACCCCGAAGCTCTCTCATAAGGAGAAAATCTCTTATTTCCTCAAAGGTATTTACTTTAAATTATTTCATAGAGTATGATAGAATTACCAACAGAAAGAAGTAAAGCATTGGATTATAACCCAAAGTTGATGATTATCTTTGGGAAGCCTAAGAGTGGTAAATCAACACTCATGGCATCTTTAGAAGATAATCTTATTATAGACTTAGAGGATGGCTATAGAGCATTATCTGTCCTTAAGGTATTAGCCTCATCAGCTATAGAGCTGTTTGAAACTAAGAAGGCTCTTGAAGCTAAGATGCAAAAAGAGGGTCATAAACCCTACAGGTTTATTACTATTGATAATGCTTCAAGGCTTGAAGAGATTGCTCTTTATTATGCTGCTCACCTCTATAGAAATACTGCTATGGGAGCTTCATGGGGCTATAAGCAGGATAGCTTAGGGAAGAATATCATTGACCCTAAGACTAACAAACCTATCATAGACCCTACAGCTGATGTAAGGAAATTACCTAATGGTGCGGGTTATTAAATAGCTCATTCTCTGTTAATTGCGGGAAAACCCTTAGAGCTTCATTCACAGCACACAGCAGTAATGTATGTGGTAGCAGATAGGTTAAGAGCCTATTAGATTGTAAAAGCAATGAAGATTGGGCAATCACTTAAACGCAGCTGATCTTCCTTATAAAGGAAGAGAGTTCAACGACTATCCCAGGCATGGGAGTACTTTTATACAAAAACCCTAAGATTATCTAAGTAGGATTTTTATATATTAGGAAATACAGAGACATTATAATACTTTTGCAGTAGTAAAAAATACCACTGCTGTGAAATTAAGTGATACAAAATCTTTTCAAAGAATATCTGTAATTTATGGAATTCAATGCTTATCTACATCTAAATGGTATATTGGAAGTTGTGAAGATTTAAAAGATAGGATGCAAAGGCATAGATATTATCTTAGACATAACAATCATCACTCAATAAAGTTACAAAGAGCTTATAATAAGTATGGAGAAGATGATTTTAATGTTGAAATCTTACAATTTTTAGATACTTCAGATGATAGATTTAAGATTGAAGAAGCCTATATCAAAAAATACAATAGTGTAGAAAATGGCTATAATATAATTGATAAATGTCCATTTGTAGAGAAATTTACTCTTTCTACTAAAGCTAAAGATAATTTTATAAAGTATATTAAGACTTTAGAGAAATCGGTAATGGTTATAAATCGTATAACAGGAATTATAGATGGTACATTTGAATCTGTTACAGAAGCAGCTAATTTCTATCATACATCTACTTCAAATATAAGTAGAGTATGTTTAGGAGAATTAAATTATATCAAAGGCCATGTATTTATCTATACTAAAGATTTTGATGAAACAAAAGATTACAGAGCGGCTCATCATTGTGCTGGAAAGCATAAATCAGATGAACAGAAAGAAAAAATGAGACATAGTAAGAAATGTGTCAAGATATACAAAATGGATTCTAATAATAAAATAGTTAAGGAATTCTACTCAATATCAGAAGCTGCAAGAGAAAACAATGTTAAGGCTGATTATATGAGATATATCTTAAACACTTCTAAATCTCTAAATGGATTTACTTACTCACGAAAAGTATCATAATGAAGATATAGTCTGGACAATACAGAAATGTATTGATTAACAATAACGTATTTATACTTACGTAATGCTATCAAAAAGTTAGTGTCTATGTTTTATCCTTATTGTGAGACACTTATCTTAGTCTGCCATGTCAAAGATAAACAGATCAGGAAAGAATCTGAAGAAATGTCTGAAATGTCTTTAGACTTAGCAGGTAAGACAGGTGATATCATTGCAGGAGAAGCTGATGCTATAGGTTATCTCTATAGAGAAGGGAAAGCTACCTACTTATCCTTTGATGGTAGTGGTAACATTATTATGGAAGCAAGACCTGCTCATCTTAGAGGTAAGACCTTTAAGGTTATAGAGGCTGATAAAGAGGGTAATTTGAAAGTTGACACTACTACTCTCTTTATTTAAGTAGTACACATAACCAAAGTACCTACAGGAGAAAAGTTAAAGTTTAATATTTACTCCTATAAAGCAATCATTTGTATTATTAAAATAGCTATTTTTGTGGGTACTTAAATATGAAACATATTATTATTTAATTACAATTCAAAAATTTAAAGTTTAAAATTAAAGGTTTAAAACAATGGAAAAGAAAACCAATCAAATGGGACTTGACAAGTACCAAACAGCAGCTATCAAACGTAATTATCAGAATATCAAGCCTTTGCTTAGAAAGGTTGATAGCCTAAAGAAGAAGATGGAAGAGTTGAATGTTCAAAAGGAATCTCTTGAAAAGGAGATAACAGAGGTAGATAACTACACACTGAACCTCTCAAAGAAAGTAACAGGACATGTACTTACATCTGAACAGGTGGTTAACTTCTTGGAGAATCCTGAAGAGTGGGAAAAGTTTGTTGCCTCACAGGGTCAGGAAGCTGCCAACCAAGAAGCAAATGAAAAGGAGGGTACCAAAGAAGAAGACCAAAACCCTTTCAAGGTATAGTCCTTATCATTAGTATAGCAATATTATTATTTTATTTTATTATTAAATTATATTTATAGATTATGGCATTTGCAAGAGGTAAAGAATCTAAGGATTTTCAATTCAAACTTTACACAGGTATTGCTGCTCTTAAAGTTACTGCCGTCAATCCTACAGCTGAAGAATTAGCTAAGATGAGAGAGACAGAAGTAGGGCAGCCTATTAACTATGTGGGCACTACTACTATCAGAGTAGGTGATGATACTAAGGAAGTTCCACAAGTAAGACTTTCTTTTATCTGTGCTACTGATAAGGAAGTAGCATGTAATAATGGTATTGAGGCCACTGTTACCTTGCCTTTCTTCCTGAATAAGAGTTACCGTCATAGTAAAAGTGGTAAAGTGCAGGTTATTGACAAGTTTGGTAGAACTGCATGGGTGACAGAAGAAGAATTCAAGGCTAAGAAGGTGCCTACCTATACTGACAAGCAGGGAAATACAGTTCCCTTCCAAGTAGACAAAGATTATCGTGCTCTCTTTATGGGTGAGGAAGAGCTTACTTCTTTCATCAAAACTCTTCTCAACATTGATAGTCCTACAGAGTGGGATAATGAGAATAGAACCTTCAAGATGAAGAAAGACACCACTGCATGTGAATGTAGATTTGAAGTGGCTACATTAGAGAAACTCTTTAAGGGTGATTTCAGTGATATAAAGGAGATTATCTCCTATCAACCAGACAATAAGCTGAAGGTTCTCTTAGGTGTAAGAACTACTAATGAAGGTAAGCAGTTCCAAACCTTCTATAACAAGACTTTCATGCACTTAGGTGTATCAAACTTTGAGAAGTTAGCTGCTGAAGTAGCTACTGAAGAGAGTGAGGGTAGATTGAAAAATACTTTCTTTGAGGTTGGTAATCTTAAAGAGTACGTGGCAACACCCACGTCTTATGCTGCTACTCCTATAAGTAATGATGACCCCTTCTCACAAACTCCTGATAGTACTTCTACAGAGGAACCAAGTGCTGAAGACTTAGATAAGGACTTACCATTCTAAAGAAGTATAAATGATAAGCAAAGGAAGACCTATATTAGACAAGAGGACAATTCTTTCAAAGATAGACGAGGTGTCTTTGTTGAAAAGATACTTGTCTGTAAAGAAAGTACCTTGCTTAATATGCTCTCCTTTAAGGGAAGATAAACACCCTTCATTTAGCATTTATAAAACAGCCAATGGTCATATTAAATATTATGATTATGCTACTTTAGATAAAGGTAACATCTTTGATTTATTAATGAGTATCTACCACCTTTCTTTCAAAGAGGTGCTGTTAAAGATATATGAAGATACTCATTTAAATATTACACCTATCTCTTTGAAGATTCCTTCTTCTCCTATATCAGAATCTTATGTATCTATCAGAAGCATAAGAAGAGAATGGGAAGAAAAGGACTTTAAATATTGGGAATCTTATGGTGTAGATAGAAACTATCTACTTTATAGTGATATTTATCCTATCTCTCATTATATGATTATTACTCCTTCTTATAATACACTTATTAAAGCTGATAAGATAGCTTATACTTATATAGAAAGGAAAGAAGGTCATATCGCTGAAAAGATATATCAGCCCTTTAATAAGGATGGTTATAAGTGGAGAAGTAATCATGATTCATCAGTAATAGATTTATGGTGTATGCTTCCCTTAAAGGGAGAGAAGCTCATTATCACATCTTCAAGGAAAGATGCTTTATGTCTATGGTCTAACCTGCATATCCCCTCTATCAGTCCACAGAGTGAATCTACATCTTTGAATCCTAAAGTAATAAGAGATTTGAAGAAGAGATTTAAAAAAGTCTATGTCCTGTATGATAATGATTTTAACAAGTCTTTTAATACAGGAGTAACTGATGGGAAGAAGTTATGTGATACTTTTAATCTTACATACATTGAAATACCTAAAGAATATAGCAGTAAAGACCCTTCTGACTTATATAAAAATAAAGGTAAAAAGACCTTTATGGAAGTCATGGAGTGGTTATTAAAGTAATTATTATTTATCAACATTTAGAAAGTAAAAGAAAATGGAAGCAAGAGACATTTTAGTAAATGATGCACAATCTCAAAGTCGTTTTAAACTCCACACTGATGTAGAGACCTTTGGTGAGTTAAAAACTCTATTGCTTGATAAAGGCATTAACTTGGATAATGTAACAGTAACAGAAGGTATCTCCAAAACCTCCTTTGTATCTGATGATTCACTGTTGCCCAAGGACCAACTCTATAAAGGTAGAAAGACCAATGAGTTGCTTATCCTTATCACTCCTAACAAGAAGATTAAGTTAGGTCTCTCTCGTCAGGAAGTGTTGAAATACATCAAAGATACAGGTCTTCAAGATGTTATCAAGGAACACTTTGGTAAGAACTATACCAATGTATCTACAGCAGAACTTGTAGAGTTCCTTGCAGATAATCAGGAGAAAGAAGAAAAGAAAAAGGCTAAGTACACTGTATCTGAAGTAACATGTCCTTTGACAGAAAAACTGTTGGAGATTGGTGCAGAGATTGCTAAGTTGGCAGCTCTAGTGGAAACATCTTATCGTAAGGCTATGAAGGAAGGTAAACCTGAAGACTGTAAGTCTACTAAGGTTTCACCTTTAGAGACGAAAGGTGGTCTTAGTGAGGAAGATTTGGATGAGGCTTTTGAAGACATGGAATAGTCTTATCATATAATCTATATATTTAATGTTTATGCTGACCCCTTTACTTGTAAAAGAGTAAAGGGGTTTTTATTTATTAAATAGGAATAATCATGGAAGGATTATCATTTAGAGAAAGTTTAAAACAATGGAATGAGAATATACGACCTATCTATGAGGAAATAAAGCATTATTATGGTGAAGAGAGAGTAGATTTACAAAATAACCTTACACAAATCCTTACAAGTAAAGGATACAAATTAGATGATGTGATAGGTGGATATGCGTATTTAGAAGTAAAAGAGAGTTTTCAGCATTATATCCTCATCTATTGGGATAAGGCTACTGTAACTAATGAAAGAGGACTATCTACAGATATTACAGATGTATATGTAAGACTTACCTTTAATTATGTAGGTTGTCTGCATACCACAGTAGAAATGCTTAGAAGCAGTTATACCCAAAAAGAGTTAGATGTAGACTATATGCACTCTCATATCCATCATATTCATAGGAATTGGCAATCTATGTGCTTAGGAGATTCCTCTTTACTTATTCTAATGACTGAACTACAGAATAAAAATAAATATGAGGAAGGAGATTATATCTTACTCTCTATGGAGATAGATAAGGCTATTCATACAGAATCTCTTGCAGGGATACCATGGGTCAGGATTGATAAACTCAAAGCAAGTAGGAAAGAGAAGCTATTTAATTTCAGAGATTTCAGTACAAAATATTCTATCTGTAATATCAAGTCCTATAATCTCTTATGGAGGGATATTATATGGGATTTAGTCAGGAATTCTGAAACTCTTTATTTCAGTTATTTTAAAGGAAAGAATATCCTAAGTAGTAGTATTAGAACACTATTTTTAGAGATAAGTAATGTGATGATTAAACATTATAACAAAGCTGTAGAAGAGAAAAACTATAGCGACGCTACTACTATAAAAAGTTATTTATTGAAAGGAAGGGTAACAGATGAAGGATTCTATTCCAAAAATCTTAAAACACCTCCTTTAAGGAATTTAGATAGCCTTGAAGCTACTTTTAAAGGCAAGCAGCTGAAAGTAACTGTTATAAAAGAAGGAGAAAGAGAAGAAGATAACTATTATATTAATAGTTATTACTTTAAAATGGTATTAAGTATATTAAGTATATTAAGTAATTATGAAGCAGAAAGACAGTTTAAAATCTTTTAAACTCATTATCTCTGCTAATGCAGAAGGTAAGATAAGATATTTACAGGAAAGATTTCCTTCTACAGAATGGTCAGGAGCATTATTTATCTCTCACGAAGAGAAGGATAATGTATGTACTATTACAGCAGAAGATGTCTACCCTATGAATGTAGGTAGTTCTGTATTTACAGAATTTAATTTCAATGAAGAGGTAACCTCTTATATGGCTAATCATCCTGAAACTTTTGAGTGGGATTTAGCTTTAGTGCACTCTCATCATACTATGTCTACTCATCCCTCACAGACAGACATAGATACTCTTATCTCTTTAGGAGAAGATATTAACAGTTTATTATCTCTCATTGTAAATAATGTAGGAGAATATACTGCCATGCTGTCAAGGAAGGCTACTACTAAGACAGAACTTATCACTAAGGATATTACAAATACCTTATTTGATGGTACTTATAAGTCTCCTATTCCTGAAAAGAAGTGTAGTGATGACACTGTTGTAGTATGGGAATATGTACCTATTACTATCATTAAAAGTGAGCCTATCACTACTATTAAGGAAAGAGTTGATGAGATTGAGGCTAAGCACATTAAGCTTCTTGAAGAGTATAAATATCCTAAGCAAGGAGAGTTTGACTTTATGGATAGGTATATGTTTCACCTTCATAGGGATAATGCTTATTATCCTAAGTGGGATAATGAAGTTATCCATGTCAGTGAAGACTTACAGGAATTAGCTTTAAAAGCTGTACAGAAGATGGTGAAATGTAACATCAATATAGATGCTAAAACGTCTATATATGAGTTACAAAGGTTTGTATCTAACTATATGAACACTCTCTATACTCGTAATTTCTCAAATTCAAAGTATGGTAGTTATACTCTCTTTGATGATTGGGCATATTTCATTACAGAGTTTATCCTTAATAAATATAGTGAGGAAGGTGATGAAGAAACCTTTATTAAAGCTGTATTAGATGTGCTCTATGAGTTAGATACACAAAATTATTATATTACAAAGTATATAGAAATCCTTGAAGGTTTCTTACCTGAAGAGGACTATACACATATCATTAAAGATTAAGTAAAATGAATGAAGAAAATTACAATCTTACAGATGAAGATGTAAATGCTATTCTTAATGAGTTAAATGGTAGCATAGATAGTGCTGCTATAGAGAATTCTGATGAGAATCCTACTGAACAGAATTCTACTAATAGTGCAGAAGATAACTCGAATGAAAGTGAAACCCCTGTAGCAGGGAATTCTACAGAGGATTCTCCCAATGAGGATTCTACTACTGAAGAGCCTGTTATTGTAGAACCTGTAATGGAGAATATTCCTTTAAACAATGATTCTACAATGAATGAAAATCGTAGTAGGTTCTCTGGAGCACCATGGTTTAATGCTGTAGCAGAAGAAAGATGCCTTATCTTAGGAGCAGGAGGTATAGGTAGTTGGACTGCTTATCATATAGCTAAGTTAGGAACTTCTATCTGTCAAGTAGATAATGATAGAGTATCTGCACAAAATTTAGCAGGACAACTGTTTACAATAAGTGACATAGGTAATTATAAAGTAAGTGCTTTAGGAAATCTCATACAAAGACTGAATGATGAGTATAAGTATTCAGGAAGAGAAGTTAGACTGATGTCAGATGAACAATATGACAGATATATTATGCCTATTACTATCTCTTGTGTAGATAATATGGAAGCAAGAAAGAAACTCTTTAGAGCTTGGAAAAGACATGAATATAGAGCTTTATTTCTTGATGGTAGGTTATCTGCTGACACTTTACAAGTATTCTGTATAACAGGACAAGATGAGGCTTATATGAAGGAGTATGAAGAGAAATGGCTCTTTAGTGATGCAGAAGCTGATGAAGGAGTATGTTCTTTTAAACAAACTTCTTATATGGCTTGTATGATAGGTTCTATTATTACTAACCTATTTATCAACTATGTTGCTAATAGGGTTACAGGAGACTATTATGATTTACCTTTTTTCATAGAGTATAATGCTCCTTATGTTTTATTTAAAACACAAAAATAATGGTCAGAGAGAATAAAGTATATACAGCTGTAGGCTGCTTTATACGTGACCTACAGAATTATACTATTAAAGCATACTATAAAAGGAGTGGTCCTATATTACAAGTTAATTATGGTGATACTCCTTATATATGTATGTTTTATATAGCTAATTTGAGAAAGGAATATAACAGGTTTGCTCCTTCTCTTTTCTCTCCACTCTTACAGTTTCCTCATCTTTTATATAAAGTAAAGATAGGAGATAGTTATTACTATTTAGGCAGTGGAATGGTGTTAGATGTTAATTATAACCCTTTATTTTATGCTTATCATACTGATAATATTCATAAGAGCAAGCATGATTTAAATATCCTTATCCACAGGTCTTTAACTAATAGTGAGCATCCTTTATATATCTTATATAGGACATTCTGTAAGAATATGGCAGAGAATGGGCTTACTAATATGGAAATTGATTTGAATGGTTGGATTCATCCTGTTGATATAAATGTACACATCACAGATACTATTTCTGTGGGTCTGTTGAAGTCTCCTTATATAGCAGACCAAGAGATTATAAGAGATAAGATATGTGATAATTTAAGTCTCCTTTTGTAGGATGAAAGAGAATAAAAAGATTGTAAATGCTACTACTCAAAAGGCTTATAATATCTCCTTTAAAAGTAAATTAGAGAAAAGATGTTATGAGCTTTTGATAGAAGCAGGATATCATCCTTTATATGAAGGAAAAACCTTTACTTTGATAGGGGAATTCATTCCCACAAAGCCTTTTATCAGTAGAGTGTACAACAGGAAAGAGAAAAGGAAAGTATTTTCTTTCGATAGAAGAAAAATACTACCCATCACTTATACTCCTGATTTCACTTTTATGGTAAAGGATGTATTGGTAATCATAGAATGTAAAGGGTTTGAGAATGATGTGTTCCCTGTAAAGAAGAAACTATTCAGACGACTTCTTGAAGAGGAAAAATATCCTGTTATCTTCTATGAAGTTTTTGCATTGAAAGATTTAAAAGTATGTATTGAACAATTAAATAGATTAAAGCATGATAAAGAGTTTAAAAGAGATTTCTTGGCAGGTAGATGAACCTACCTATAGGGCAGATGATGCTCTTTCATATTCTATATTAGCTAAATATGAGAGAGAAGGTAAGTTTAACAGCTTACCTAAACTCTTTGAAAAGGTAAGTACACCTTCTCTTACTTTTGGCTCTATGGTAGATACTTTGATTACAGGTACTAAAGAAGAGTTTGATAATCTGTTTATGGTAGTAGATTTCCCTGCCATTTCTGATAGTCTTGTAGAAATAGCTACTACACTATATCAAAAGTATGGTAGCCATCCTAATGATATCTTTGAAGAGTATTATGAGAAATTTGAGGATATCCCTGAAAGTATCTTATCTACTGTAGGTAAAGAGTGCAATTTCTATGCCAATGATAAGTATGCTTCCTATAGGGTGAAACTTATCAAAGAGAGTTGTAAAGAGTATTTTAACCTGCTTAAGCTATCAGAAGGTAAGACTATTGTAGATAGTGATACTGCTGACATGGCTTATAAAGCTGTAGAAGCCTTAAAAACAAGTAACGCTACAAAGTTCTATTTTAAGGAAGACAGTCCTTTAGAGCCTAATATAGAAAGGTGTTATCAACTGAAATTTAAAGCTACTGATAGTATAGGTCTTACGACCTATCGATGTATGGCAGACCTGATTCTTATAGACCATGCTACTAAGACTATACAGCCTATAGATTTAAAGACCTCTTCTCATGCAGAATGGGACTTTTATAAGTCCTTTATGGATTGGCGTTATGACATCCAAGCAAGACTATATTATAGAATTATTCAAAGTAATTGTGCTAAAGATGATTATTTCAAAGACTTTAAGATTTTAGACTATAAATTTATTGTAGTTAACAAGTCTACTTTAACACCTTTAGTGTGGACTTATCCTCATACACAAGTACAAGGAACTCTTAAATATAGTTTAAATTCAGGCTATATGTTTACTTTGAGAGACCCTTATGAGATAGGAAAGGAATTAAATTATTATCTTTGCCATCCTGATAGTAAAGTACCAAAGGATATTAAGGATGATAATAACATTGTAGAGTTTATCACAAAGTAAGTATGAAGTATCTTATTAATGCTGATTTAGTACATTTCAATAAGCTCTTTAGAGCTACTGCTATTGTAGTAGCTAAGGATGAAGAGGCTGCTATAGCTAAATATAAAAGGAAAATCAGAAGTACATTACACATGAAGTGTACAGAAGTTAACATTACTGATTTATAATGGGACTAAATAGAAAATGGGAAGCCTTTATAGATACTCATATCCCCTATGAAAAGAGAGGATATATCTATAAACGCTATAGTGAAGATGAAAGGTTAAGACAGATTGCTCATCAGAGAAGAGGATTTGTAAAGGGTTATAAGGCTTATAGAGACTTAATAAAGACTCATTTAAAGCTCTTTCCTAATGAGACAATGGTAGAGTTTAAGGAGTTTTTAAAGAAACTCCCTAAACCCTTCTCTCCTGAAGATAAATAAGTAAAGAATATGAAATTAAAGATTAAAGTTAAAGTAAAATTTGATTCCCTTTTCCCTGAAGTCATTGATAAGGGAGATTGGGTGGATTTAAAGTTGCCTTATTTGGCTATCTTAAATCCTTGTACAGCTAAAGGGAATGGAGAAATACAATTCTCCTATAACAATATTCCTTTAGGAATAGCTATGGAGCTTCCTAAAGGATTTGAGGCTATTGTTGCTCCAAGGAGTTCTACCTTTCAGAAGTATGGTATTATTCAAGCCAATGGTATAGGTGTAGTGGATAACAGCTATTGTTCTGATAAGGATGAATGGCATTTTCCTATTATCTCTACAAAGAGAATTACTGTCTTTGAAGGTACAAGACTGTGTCAATTTAAGATACAGTTATCACAGAAGGCTACCTTCTTACAGAAGCTGAAGTGGTTATTCTCTAATGGTATTGAATTTATCAAAGTCTCTTCTTTGGATAATGAGACAAGAGGGGGCTTTGGGAGTACAGGTGATTGAAGATGATTATAACAAGTGTTATTATTTTTATCTTTGTAGTCTCTTGTATCCATATCAAGTATGAAATATCCAAGAGTATCTATGTACTTCCTTTCTTAGGGTCTGTAAAGGATTTAAAGTTCCCTATTATCACTTTTGATTGTCAAGGTAAGAAATTAAATTTTATCATTGACACGGGGAGTATGGATTCTATCATAGATAGTGAAGTATGTAGTACTCTTGAAGGTAGGTTGCTGAACAAGCAATCTACCATTTATGGTTTAAATGGTATGCTCTCGCAAGCATATTATATCTTGATAGATTTAGAGTATAAAGGTAATAAAGTCGAGAATTTATTCTTAACAGCTGATATTAAGGAGACTATGAAGGACTTTAAAGAATCTAAAGGTATAGAGATTCATGGTCTGATAGGTAGCAAATTCCTACATACTTATCAATCTGTTATAGACTATAAGAAAGAGTGTTTAACATTTAAATAATAAGTTATGTTTATTTCAATTTTAGATTATTCTACTAACAGTGTAGTGGTAAGAGAAGTTCCTAAGGAGCTTGAAGATGCAAGTGATGATGAAATCTTGGAGAGTGTGAATTTTGGTAATTTAGACTGCTCCTTTGTCATTAGTGATACCATGGAGGTAGATGTAAAGACAAGGAAAGCAAAAGTAAATATCTCATTAGAGTAGTATGGTTTATTTAGTATCTAAGAAAGAGTATAGTTATCCCTCTGTCAAACAGATAACTGTAAAGGAATCTTTAGACCTTTTAAAGCCTTGTGATAGACTGCAATTAGATACTGAAACTACAGGTTTGGACGTTCATGTAGATAAGTTACTTACTTTACAGTTAGGTAATGCTATCAGGAACTTTCAAATAGTCATTGATGCTACAACCATTGATATTCTTATCTATAAAGAGATATTAGAGAACACATTCCTTATAGGGCATAACTTAAAGTTTGATTTACAATGGTTATATAATTATGGTATTCATCCTATCAGGATATATGATACTATGATTGTAGAGCAGTTCCTACATTTAGGTTATCCTGCTTCTTTGGAGTTATCAGAAGAAGAGTATAAAGAAGAGCATTATCATTATCCTCACCATGCTTATCATAATAAGTATGGCGTTTATTCTTATAAACTAAGTTATGCTTTAGATGCAGTAGCTATGTTTAGAATAAACAAAAATATTGATAAGACTATAAGAGGTCAAATTATCTATAGAGGATTAGATGAGAAGGTTATTCTTTATGCTGCTGGGGATGTGGAACCTCTTGAAGCTATTATGTATAAACAGCTTGAAGATGTGAAGAAAATCCCTAATGCTCTTAGAGGCATACAGATAGAATGTGAGTTTGTAGCTTCAGTAGCTTATCTGGAGTGGTGTGGTATTAAACTTGATGAAGCTAAATGGAAAGAGAAGATGAAGAGAGATAAACATAATCTCGATTTATCTTTAAAAGCCTTAGATGATTGGTTTATAGCCTTCTTTATGGAGCATCATGTAGGAAACATCAGAAGTCCTACCATTAAGGTTACAAGGAAAGGGAATACTATTCCTCATGGGGCTACGAATGTTCAGTTCCTCCCTAAAGAAAAGACTTATCAGTATGATGAAATTATCTCTCTTGTAGATAGTAAAGATAACCCCTTGGTTGTTTATAATGACCAATATGATTTATTCACTTCAAATGAGAACATAGGTACTTATAGATGTGAAATAAATTGGGCATCCTCTAAACAAGTTATTCTTGTTGCTAAGATACTTGGCTTTGATGTTAATACTATAGATAAAAAGACAGGTAAAGAAAAAGAGAGTGCAGGCTTTGATGTTCTTAATCTACAGAGAGGTGTCAATGATGAGTTCTTAAGGTTATATTTAGGTGAAGGAAGAGAAGGTGATAATGATTATTTTGCAGGATATAGTGGGAGTTTTAAAGTATATACTTCCTTTGGACAAGGGCATTTGAATGCTATTAACCCTTATACAGGGAGAATACATACTATTTATAGAGCTATAGGTACTATATCAGGTAGAATGTCTTCAGGTAGTTCTGATAGTAATAAATCTTTAGCTAAAGCAAAAGGCTTAAGTGCTAAGGATGTAAGCTATCCTAATATGCAGCAATTACCTCATGATGCTTTAACAAGAGCTTGTTTTATAGCTGAAAAAGGTAATGCTTTTATATCATGCGACTATAGTGCTAAATTAAATTGTTCCCATTAATGTAAATATTTATTTTTTAAGATGAAAACCCCGATTTAATTGTAATAAAATATGAGATTTAGTAAAGAAAAAGAGTTAAGTATAGTAGAAGACTATAACAAAGGTCTTAATACTGTTCAAATAGCAAATAAATGGGGTACTTACAATACCAGCATTAGAAGGGTATTGATAAGATATGGAATTAGACTTAGAAGTACAAAGGAAGTTTTATCAAAAATGAAAAGCAATCCTTTTAGGATAGGTGATGAATATTCTGAATATTTCTTAGGTCTATTACTAACTGACGGTTGTATATATTATCGTAAGGATTTTAATTCTGTAAGTGTAGCTTTATCTCTTAAAGATAAAGAAATGGTTTATAAATTCAGAGATTTTATGTGTCCTGAATATAAAGTTTCAAAAGTAAAACAGAAAAAATTCAATACTTATATGTACACTATTTCTGTAAGAAGTGATGAAGTAGCACAATGGTTAGAAAAACAAGGAAATTTCCATAATAAATCTTATAAATGTGATATTTACATACCATTAACAGCTCATATTTTAAGAGGAATATTTGATGGTGATGGTTATTGGCATACTATAAACAAAGGAAGTTCTCTGTCATGGGGAGTTTGCGGAAGGTCTCTTATATTTTTAAAGAGAATACAAACCTATCTTTTAGAAAAAGAGATAGAATCCTATCTACATAAAAGATGTAGACGTGAAGGTAGACATTTGTATTATTTAGAAATTTACAAGACTGAAGATGTTGTTAAGGTTGCTAATTTAATGTATAAAGAATCTTCTATTTATCTAATGCGTAAATATGATAAATGGCACCTCTTTGAGGAAACTCTCAGAGTAAAATTCTCGAAATTCAAGGAAGAAAAGGATTCTTTTAACCCTGAGCCAAGCTATGATAATAATGGCTATCTACGTAATAACAAAAACGGTCGTTATATGATAGAAGGTGCAGAGACTATAATGAGATTCCTAAACACATAATGTGCATGGAAAAGGGATAGTCCACCTGTGGAAAAGGTGATGGAAGCAAGGATAGGTGCTGATGTTTATAATGAACATAAGCTACTTGATGAGTTTTTATATGGTTCAGGAGATACACATGCTGTTTATGCCAAAGCAGTATATAAAGAGGAATTAAAAGATATTCCTACATCGGAAGTAAAAAAGAAAAGACCTGATTTAAGAAATGAAGTTAAGTCAACGGAATTTTCTGTAATGTTCGGGTCAGATGGTACTGCTGCTGCTAAGAAATTAGGTATAACAGTAGAAGCATCAAAGGCCTTAGTAAGTAACTTACTTAATGGAATGACAGGTCTAAAATCTTTTAAAGAAAAAGGAGGTAAGTTTGTATTAGCTCATGGATATATAGAGATACTTCCTGATACAGGACATAGGGGCTATTGGGTAGATTATAATAAGTTTATGAGACTGCAAAAGAGCTTTACTACAGAGTTTTGGGATGAGTATAGAACTATTCATAAGCCTAATAAAGATGATGTTTATTATAAAGTTAAAACCTATTTTAAAGAAAGGTCTAAATGGTGTGATAGGTTAACACTTAATTTGCCAACGCAAGGCGGAGGTGCTGTAGCCTTGAAAGTAGCTGTAAATAGTATATATAGATGGATTATAGAGCATGGTTATTGGGATAAAATACTGTTTGTTAATTTCACTCATGATGAGATAAATAGTGAATGCCCTGAAGAGATAAAAGAAGAATATGCTAAGGTAGTCCAAACTAATATGCTTGAAGCAGCTGCATTATTCTACCATAAGCTACCTATTCCTGCTGAAGCAGAGATAAGTGACCATTGGGTACATTAAATAAGTATAAATAAGGCTGAAATTACAATTTTATTTGTAGTTTTGGCCTTATTATATGCTATTTGAGAGATAGAATATGTAAAATAAGGTATTTTAATTTCAAATAAATAAGATGAAAGAAGATATTAAAGAAGATATAAGAAGCTATAATGTAGGACAATCTGATTATAGTAAGCACAAGATACAACCTTGGGATATATGGGAAGAATACCAACTCAACCCTTGGGATGCTGATATTGTCAAGAGAGTACTAAGAACAAAAGAAGGGGAAGACAGGATTACAGATTATGAAAAGATTATTCATGTCTGTAAGAAGAGAATTGAGCAACTTCATAAACAGAAAGCTACTGTAAAGATAGTAGAAGACAATACTCCTAAGGTAAATATCAAGGATATTCAAAAGAGCATGCTTGAAAATATACCTAAGTTAAAGTTTGAAAAGAATGGTAACAAAGATGAGTATATGGATATTAATGGTACGTTGTGTGAACGTTATTATATCCATCAGGCTTTATGTGTAAATACTTTTGGTAAACGTCCTTGGGGTTTAGTTTATGGTAAGATTGAATTCCCAAAAAGTATATCATGGTATGATACAAGAGAAGAAGCTGAAAAAGCGGCTAATGAAGATTATAAAAGAAGGATTAAACAAGCATTAAGATTATAAAATAATAGAATTATGTGTACAGAAGCAGAACACTTGTCAGAGATATATGATGACTATGAGGCATATAGTAGCTATGCTGAATATATTACAGATAAGGAATATGAAAGGTTATGTACTCTTCAAAATTTAGCAGGCACAAGAGTATGTAGAAAGAAACGTCGTCTTAATAAAGAAGGTAAGAATTTATATCTTATTATTCAAGATAGTAGAAAAGATAATACAACTCTTATGTTAGTTGATAGAAGAAAATCAAAGGGTTATTGGTGGACACATGACTTCTCTATTGCCTATAAGGGTAATAAAGAAGACATGAAAAAGGCTGCTAAGAAACTTAAAAAGAACAATGTTAGAGTTGTAAGTTATGAGAAATATTTGAATAGCTTATGAGGAATATTAAACGTTGGTGGTTTAAAAAGAAAGTACATTTCTTATGTAACTGTATTAAACAAATAAACAAGTTATATAATAAGCATTGTAGAAAACAGAGAATTCCTCTGTTGGGATGGATAGATAATATAACTCCTGAAGAAACAAGAGAGTTATGGTATTTATTACAAGCAGTAAGTAACTTGGAATATAATGTATGGAAAGATTATCATGCAATAGATTCTGATTAAAAATTAAAGTTATGACAATATTAGAATTACAGAAAAAACTTGAAGAGATATATGCAGAGTATGATGATATTAATGTATCTATCCAAAATGAGGATGATGGTGGAAAATACTCAGGCTTTCGAGAAGTTAAAAACGTAGAAGTTGAGGGAGAATATCCTAATGAAATGGTTATCCTGTCATAAAAATAAGTTTATGAATAGAGAAGAAAAAATAAAGCAAGCAGCGTCTAAATATGTTATCACAGATATGACGTGTGGTATAGGTGTTAGAACACAGGCATTTATTGATGGTGCAAAGTGGGCAGATGAATATCTTAAAAGTCCTTGGCATTATATTGCTGATGGGGATTTGCCTCAAACTAATAAAGTAACTTTATTTAGTTTTCAAGGGTTATTCTACATAGGATATATGCGTTCTAATGGAAATGTTTCTTTAAAAGATGCCTCCAACTTGTTATACATTATTAGTGATTTTGATTATTGGATGGAAATTCCAGATTTGCCAAATGATTAGAGTATGAAACCCTATAGAGTTAAACATAAAGCAAGTGGGTTGTATTATCAACCTACTTGCAATGGAAATAATTTGTCTAAAACAGGTAAGGTTTATCTAACAAAGAACAACATATTAAATGGAAAATATACTTTTGTATATATCTCACTTAACAAGGAAGGCAGGATTTGGAAAAAGTATGGAAAGTTTTTTCCTACTTTAAAACCTTATCATTTTGATATGACAGGTAGAGTTCCTAAAATAGAATTTGAAGTAGAAGAATTATGAAAAGATTATTATTTACAGTTTTATTCTGCTTATCAGTTTATGGTTTAGTTGCTTTCATAGTGTGGGATATAGAATGGGGTTATACAAGAGCAATTAATGACTTAAATGGTTTTGACAGATTCTGTATAGCAATAGCAACAATTATTCTTGCACAGGTTATTTATCCTTTAATGGAAGAGAAATGAAAAAGATATTATTAATAGCATCACCATTCTTTATTATCTATCTGATAGCAGCATTTATATGTTGGGATATAGAATGGATTATAAGTGGCTGGGAATGGAGAGTATGGTATATAATTGCCTGCTCTACCATTTCATTGGCTGTATGTGTAGATTTAAAAGCATGAACGCTATAACAGTAAAAGATAAGCAGTACATCTTGGTTAATAGTCATAAGAAAGCCACAAGGTGTGAAGATTGTGATTTACATAATCACTTATGTGATTGTCTGTGTTATACTATGGCTACATTATGTGACTTAAAGAGTAGTACAGACTATGTGTTTAAAGAATTAAAAGTTGAAAGGTAATATGAAAAGAATAACAGAAATTAGCCAACTTACAAAAGGTGATGTTATTGTAACAATAGCAGACCATAAAATTGTGAGAAGGGAGTTTATTTGTGTGCATCCTCACAATGACAAGTATTCAATATTCTTAGATGAATATTATGATGGATGTAAGAAGTTTTACAATGAAACTCTCAAATTTAATAAGTGGTATTTGTTTACAGGCAGTAAGGAGGAACGGAAAGAACTAAATACCATGATGGTTGAGGAATTCAAAAAGGAAATGGATTTTTACGAACTGTATAGTAAAAATTATGAATAGAGAAATATTATTTAGAGCAAAATGTGGTGGAGTATGGCGTTATGGAAGCTATGTCCATCTTGATAAAAAGCCAATTCACGATTGCTATAATGACAAATATAGAGATTTTATTGTAGTAAATGAAGTAGATGGTGAACATTATTATCCTATTATAGATTTAGAAACTATTGGTCAGTATACAGGCTTAAAAGACAAGAATGGGAATAAAATCTTTGAGGGTGATATAGTACAATATTATACATTAGAAACTTATTGTATTAATCCTGATTGTGATTTAGCTGTACAAGGATATGGAAGTAAACTTATTGTAAAAACAGCTGAAGTAATATATGATAATACTTTTTTCTGTGTAGATGACGAGAGTGAAAACTACAATCAGTTAAGTTATTGTGGTATTGATAGTGAATTCTTAAAGGAATTACAAGAAAAGGAAAGCAATGATGCTTATTTTGATGCTAATGGTTATGAAATAGATAACTCTATTATAGGCATTAAAGTTATAGGTAATGTATGTGAAAATTATGGATTAATACTATAGAATGTATGAAAAAGATAATGTTTTCAGATGATTACTGTTTAACACAAGCAGTACTGAATGGAACAAAAACAATGAAGAGGGAAAAACTTATTATTCCTACAACTTTTGAAGGTAAAGATGTATATGGTTTCAATGTTCTTACTAATAGTAAAGGTACTCAATGTGTAGACCTGTTAGATAAAGAAGGTAATGTAATAGGTAATTGGAAACCTAAGCATGAAGTAGGTGAAATGATAGCTATTGCACAGCCTTATAAGGCCGTTGTAAAATCTATGGCTGAATATCGAGATATTATGTTTGATAATAGTGGTAAGCTCCTTAATGAGTATAAACAGGGATGGAATAATAAATTATTTGTTGAAGCCTCTTTAATGCCTCATCATATCAAAATTACTGATGTCAAGGTAGAACACTTACAGGATATTTCAGATAATGATATAATGCACGAAGGTGTTTTTCAACTTTATGATAATAATAAATTGTTTTATATTTCTAAAGCTGTAGGCCATTCTACTATGATGGCATTTATAAGTACTCATCATGCCTTTCATTATCTCATTGACAAAATCATGGGCAAAGGCACATGGGAGCGCAATCCATGGGTAGTAGCCTATAGTTTTAAATTAGTAGATTAATATATGGACGAATTAAGAAAAGAATATATCATTCCTGTGCATTTAAATCATGCAGAAGTGATTGATTGTAGTTATCTACTCAATAAAAAGAGTAAATCACGTGCAGGGTCAACCCCCTACGCAAGTAATAGGAAAAAGAAACGTAAAAAATAAATATTATGAAGAAATATACAATAGAGGCAACAAAAGAGCAATTAGAAGGAATTGCTTATGCTTGTCAGATAACCGACAGGTTAATCCTTGGACAACTTAGTATTCCCTTGCAAGATGTTTGTTTAGATGCAGTAGAAAGAAGATATAAAGGTAATCCTGAATTATTTATGAGAAATAAGATTAGAGAAACATCTGATATTGTAAATAGGCATATTCAAGAATTGCAAGAATTATGTTAGGGACTAAAGAAGGGCGAATATAATGGAGTAGGCTATGATAAATATGCTGATATGCTTTTTGATATTCAAAAAGTAATTGAGCATTCATTGTGGTTAGAAATACCTGATGATAAAAAGAATAACAGTACAAATAATACTTTTCCTCCTAAACAATATGGGAAAGAGCCTTTAATAACAATTAAATCAAAAGAAATATGAAGATAGAATTACAAGCAGGTGATAAAATAACTATTCCTGAAGGCTGTAAAGCTATTATCAATGATGGTAGCGTTGTGTTTGAGAAAGAGCAAGGGTTTAAGGATGGAGATATAGTAATTTCAGATATAGGTACAATATGTATATTTAAGGAAAACAGTACCTATAACCGATTTACATCTTACTACAATACTACACATTCTAATAATGAAAATTGGAGTAAAAGAGCTTTCCATCATGCTTCAGAAGAAGAAAAACAATTATTCTTTGATAAGCTGAAAACAAGAGGTTTACAATGGAATGCAGAAGAGAAGAAAGTGGACAAGATTAGATGGAGAGCAAAAGAATTTGGAGAGTATTATAGAATAGGTTTAAAGGGTGAAGTTTTCTTGGAAAGTGATAGAAGGTCTCCTAAAGATGAAGTATTTTATGATACTTTGAATTATTTTAGAACTGAAGAATATACAATAGAAGCAAGGAAACGTGTGAAAGAAACATTAAAGAAGTTTCATGAGGAAATAGGAGAATAAGGTATGAAAGCAAAAATAAAAGCTACAGGTGACATCTTTAATGTGCTTTATTTGGATAGTGAGATAGCAACACTTGAATGTAAAAATGAAGTAAAAACTCTTCGTTTACATGAGGTTGATTTAATTCCTGAAAGTAGAAAGGATTACAAAGAGAGAGAAATGGATTGGGAAGAAAGGCGCTATGAATTAGCAAAGGAAGCTATGAATGGTATCTTATCTCCTTCTATCATAATAGCTAATTCTCCACAGTATAACCCTAAAACAGTTGTAAGATGTTCTATAAGAATTGCAGATTTAATGATTGAACAATTAAAAAAAGAAAATAACAGAATGAAAAAAGAAGTAACTTATTGGGAATTAAAAGATAAATGCTTTGGAAGAGCTTTAGGTAAACTAAAAGCATTTGGATTTAGAGTATTTATCTGTAACAAGGAAACAAGAGATAGAGATTACCGATGGGCTTATTTCTGTGATGTTGATGGTGTCTTAGGTTATATACAACAGAATGACTTAGGTATAGGGATAAACTTTGGCACTATTCATAAGCCTGCAAAAAGTATAGGGTCAGGTTTATCTTGTGAGTATAAAGGTAATAAACTTGAAGCTATTTATGACTTTGAAAGAGAGGAAGCAGAGATAGCTTTCTCTTATGATGGTGGATGGTTAAAAGGTGAGGACCTTTCATTAGTAAGAAAAGTAACTGTCGGAGATTGTAAAGAAATTATCAATGGTAAAATGGTAGAGATTTAAATATGAAAGAGTATAAAGTATTAGTCAGTGAAGTCCTTCAAAGAAAAGTAAAAGTAAAAGCTGACAGTGAGAAGGAAGCTAAAGACAAAGTAAAAGATATGTATTTTGATGAGAAAATCATCTTAAATGATGATGACTTATATGATTACAATATTGAAGTATTAGACTAATGAAACTGTACAAAAATATAGCTGTAACACTTGAAGGTACTAAATACACCTTTGGTTGTGAAGAGGATGTCTCTAATGAGATATTCTTTGCAGCTTATAACACTTGTAAGAAACTAATAGGGGAATTTTACTTTCCTCTATTAGTATGTATTGACAATCATTTTATCTTATTACAGGATAAGATGATTAAAGAAGGCTCTTATGTAAGAGAGAATAAAAAGACTTTCAACACTATACAGAGGATAGTAAGAAAGAGATTACAGTATATGCAAGAGTATTTTGTAATACCTTCTTTCTATGAAGAGCTTTCTGAATATATCTACGAAGATTTGAAACCTTATATCAAGGTTATTAAGGAGAAGGCAAGTGATATTGTTTATAAGGAAAACTATGAGTTAGATGTAATTGTAGTCTCCTTATTAATAGAGTTGGTGTTTCTCATCTTTGATTCTATTATCAGACAAATAAAAGTTAAAACGTCTATTGACTTTACGAAAGTATTTTATCACTTAAGACTTACTAATATCCAAGGATTACTTAAGACATGGTGTCCTTTAATTGATAAGTATCATGCAACTTCAAAAGAAGATAATGGTACACTAAAATTGTATCAGAAAATTCTTGACATTCCTACTATTAAGGAGTGGCAGGAAAAGGCTTTAGAAGCTATAGATAGTAAGTATAAACAAAATTGGGTAGATAGTACTGTTATCCCTGATAATAATACCAATATCTACATCTTAAAGAAAGGAAAGATTTTTAAGGCTTATTTCAGAGATATGACCTCTGTTATCTGTGAGGATAATACTACTTTTGTATGGCAGCAAGATGGTAATTATTTATGGGTATATGAAAAAGAGTTTAAAAGAGGATAAAGAGAGATATGATTCTTATATGGAATCACAAGTAGAGTATTATATTAATGCAATGAACAATGAAGGGTAAATTATTAAAGAAAATAAGAAAGAATGTTGTAAAACACACTACTTGTACTTATAGTAACTTTTGTGATGGTACAACCAAATATAAGTATATGAAAGGGAGTGTTAGAGAGTATAGGTATTATGCAGGCTCTCCTAATAAATATAATGCTCTGTTATTTCTACATGAAATGATTAGATGTTTATTAAGAGATAACTATTCTTATATTAGGCATAATAAGTTTAACTATAAAAAGTTATTATATGGCAAAGGTAAGTAAGTACAAAGTAACTCTCACAGAAGAGTTAAGGTATTCTATGGATGTAGTAGCTTCCTCTGAAAAGGAAGCTATCTCTATCCTGCAAAAGTTATATAGAGAAGATAAGATAGTTTTAAGTAGGGAGCATCTTTATGATTCCACTATTAAAGCTACTTTAATTAAAGATTTAAAATAGGATGAATTATTTTTACAAAAATAAAAGTGATACAGTAGATTTATATGATAGCCCTATAGAGTTGTTAAAGACCTATTGTAAGAATGGTGAATATCATTTCTATAAAACTTGTAACATTGATGCTGAAAGGGTTTCTTTTAGTAAGATAACTAAAGAAGAGTTGTCTATAGAGGAATTACTTGCAGAGTGTCATAAGTATGTAAAGAAACAGATTACTGTTAAGAGGAAACTCAATGCTAAATACAAGGAGAGCACTCTATACTACCATACTTCTAATAAGAAGACTTCTTTTACAGGTGAAGTAAAAGGATTACTACTAAGAGGTGATAATTCTATTAACTATATCAAGAGTTGTAATATCAATATTTCTGTGGTAGGCAATGATAATATTATCTGTCTTACATCAGACTTTAGTAGTCTTATAGTAAATGGAGACTGCAATACTATTATTGTCAATAGTGAGTTCTTTTACAATGGTATTATTGTCAATGGTGAGAATAATCATATTTTTGTACAAGAAGATGTGGTCACTGTAAGAGGAACAAATAACTTTATTATGAGTACAGGTAGCACATCTATAGATGTACCTAACAGTAATTATATTGTTTCTTTAGGTAAGTATGCCTGTATCAGAGCAGGTGCTAATAACATTATTAAGATTAGAGCTAATTATAATGAAGTTACCTGTGGAGGAAACAATATTATCCATAGTAAAGAAGGATTTAATACTATAGAAACATCTTCTCTGCAAGGTGAGATAAAAGTTAGTGATGACAGTGTAGTAAATATTACTTGGGGTAATAAGCGATATTCATTCATGAATAGTGATTTTAACAGAGTATTAGGTACTACTATTGTCAGTGCCGAAGGTTTAAAGAGTGTGTTAGATGGATGAGTGTAAAGAATGTAGTCTATATAACCTATGTGATAAGGTTATATCCTCTATAAAGATATGTACAAAGTATGGAAAGTATAAAAAGTAATTTACCTATAGGAGCTGATAATGATATGTCAGCTCCTTACAATGAACCAAGAACTCCTAAGCCTTTAGAAGCTAATGTATTAGTTTCACAGACTTTTAGTAAGTCCATTCCTATTAAAGTATATCATCATATCCTTGAAAATAAGATGAAAGATGATGAAGGCTGTAGCTTTATAGAGAGGACTATTGATGAGAAGGAGGTAGATTGGAAAGAAGAATTTGATAGTAATACAGATGTTTATAACATCAGTAAACTATTAGATGTTCTTTATGCTATGGCAGATGCTAACATAGCTTCTGCAAGACTTCGTTTAGCTAAGTGTAGTGAGGATAAGAAATTCTCCTATGAGAAGAGGATAGCTTATTATGAGAAGATAAAAGACAGTTGTCTTTATTGGGATTTGGATGATGAAGAATATATCAAAGACTAAGATGCTTAGAGTAAGACTGTTTAAAGAGGATTTGAATAACTACGATAAGATAGTGAGAGCCATTAAAGCTGGCTTTCCTATCTATTATAGGTTAGGATATAGATATCAAGGTGCTGTACTTAATGAATTAAGTATTAAGCAGGCATTGAGCGTCTTACCTCAATATAAACCTAAAAGAGGATTGAAGGAACTTATTCTTGAAGAGGGTTATGGTGGGAAGAAATATTTAGTATTAAATGAATTCACAGAAACAGATTTAGAAGATGAGATTTATTAAGCCAAGTGTAGAGTTATGGAAACAGACGTATGATTTAGAAGGTATCTATGACCATATAAGCAGGTGTGTAAGAGTATGTTATCAAAGTACACCTAAGGATAATGGTGAGAATAGCTATGATTTTATCAATAGAGCAATCTTTAGAGATAAAAACAAGGCTTCAAAGAGTAATCATTTATCTGTATTAGAGCATGGTACTGTTTATTTGAATATTCCTACAAAGTATAACACTTTAGAAGAGGCGAGCCTCATCAGTAAGGCTTTAAAGCTGTTTAGTACTAATCCTTATAGTAAGGTTAACACAGATGGTATAAACCATTATATCACTACTAACTTTAGAGTAATTGTGGAGAATGAAATTCTCCCCATCTTAAGATACCTCTCTAAACCTTCTTTACATGAGAGAAGATATACAATAAGTGTGATTACTGATATTGGAGTTACAAGAGAGTTTAACAGGCATAGATGTCACTCTATAACAGAAGAGAGTACAAGGTATTGTAACTACTCAAAAGATAAGTTTGGCAAGGAACTAACATTTATCATCCCTGCATGGAGTAATATTCCTGAAGGAGTTGACTATGGTGAATCTGATAACTTCTTTAATACTCCTAAAGAAGATTACACCTATATGATGTCTTGTTTAGTAGCAGAAAACAACTATAATCAACTTATAGCCTTAGGATGGAAGCCTGAACAAGCAAGAGAAGTGTTACCTTTAGGGCTTAAAACACAAGTTATCCATACTGCTTTTAAGTCTGATTGGGTTGATTTCATCAATTTAAGAAGTAAGGAAATAAGTGGAAAGGCACATCCTAATATAAAAATTATCGCTGATAAGATTAAGGTTTTACTTAATCTTTAATTTAGTTCTTTTTTAAGAAAAAAGACTAACCCTGTAAGTATTAATTGCTTACAGGGTTTTTATTTATGTCTTTGACTATAGACTATTTATTAGTGGATTGTTTAAATACATTAAATACATAGTCTTCTTCATCAATATTAAACTGCTTCACTATCTGACTATAGAAAGGTATCTTCTTTTTGAACTTATGCCAATAGAGATTTTCTCCTTTATCTTTACCATTCTCTACTACACTAAAGAGATTGGTAACATCTATTAAAGCCCCTATATCATTAATCATATTAGTAGAAGCAATAGGAGAGTTTAAGGTAGTTATTATGTTATTTACAAAACCCATAGCACCTTGTCCACTAAAAGGCATAGGAATAGGTGTAGAAGCCTGTGTTTCCATCAGCATTCTCTTAATCTGATAGACAAGGTTTCTATAAGCCCTGTTTCCTCTTTTATCTTTATAATCACCAAGAGAGAGATTACTTGCAGTAAGCATAGCAAAGATAGCTACTTCTGCAATACATCTTTTCATATTATATTTATCCATTTCAGATAACTCTTCCCATCTTGTCTGTATCTGTGGTCTCGCTTTTACAAGTCCTTCAGCACATCCTTTAAGATAGTTCCATAGAGAAACATAATATCCCCTTCTAAATTCTCCTAAGTCTTGGTCATAATGAAGTCCCATAAATCTTCTCCCATAATGTGCAGGCATCCACTGTCTGAAATTCATAATCAGTCTACCTACTACATATCTATGAGCCATACCTTTATCTATATCACTGAAAGCACCGTGCATAGTCTTATTGGCATAGGTGATTATCTTCTCAACTCTTTCTTCGTCTTTTTCTGTGATAGGTCTATAAGTAATATTACCTTCCTTATCTTTCTCTATCCATTGGTATCTATCATCTAAGACTATCTTACCATTGTTATCATGTTTCTCTACTTCATAAGCTTCTCTTAAAGAGACATCTGTATTAGTCTTACTATCATGTACTTTTGTATGGTTTAAAATAGCATACATAGTAACAGCATGCAACATGTGTTCCCCCATACCATATAGCATAAATAGATTAGCATTGCTAAGCATTCTACCTAAAGCTGATTTATGAAACCCTTTAGACTTTAAAGAGCCATAGAAGTCCTCTAAGATATCAAACTTTTCTAATAATAATCCCATCTTTGAAGACTTATTATTACTATTTATCTCTAATAGGAATGGAGCTAACTCTTTAAAATATTCATATTCTCCTATTCCTAAGTCTTTAAGATTATAAAACTCTCCTGCACCGCCATCAATAAGCATTTGCAGCTTACCTACCAAGACATTGGCTTGTGCACCTAACATATTAGTAACAAGGCCTGTAGTAGAGGTATAAGTAGTAGCCCAATCAGCTATCTTATTTTTATCTATCTTTACACCAAAGAGATAGAAACTTCCATTATCTATCTTTGTTTTACCATATACACTTTTCTCATAGAAGTCTGTCAGTAATCCTTCTGTATAATCATTCTTTTTATACACAGATTTAATGACCATATCTCTACCCCATGTAAAGATATCATTGGCTACTCTATTACCTTCTGTTTGAGTATATTTTCTTTCCCCTAATATCCAATCCTTACTAAGCATTAGAGCATCAATGATTTTACTCATTTCCATATACTGTATACTTGTAGCCATCATAGCCATCATACCTTTTGAGAAATCAGTAGATAGTCTTGTCTTATCTTTAATCTCTCTTGTAAAGAACAAAGGTATTCTCATGAGTTCCTGACCATTTAAATCAGATACCACTCTCTTAATACCATTTAACTCTAATACATCATCAAAGTCTTGGCCATAATCAGTATCTTCTTCTCTTCTTTGTATAGCATCAGTAAGCATGTTCTTAACAGCTTGATATACCTGCATAGGATTACCTCCTGAATCTTTAATCAGTTGAGTATAGTCAGCTGCTACCTGAATAGCTTGAAAGAAGTCTGTTTCCTTAGTAGGATTCTTACTACTCATTATCATCTTTAAAGCCATCATCTTATAGTAGTAATCTCTCTGTGCAGGACTTAAATTAAAGACATCCTTCACAGCATATTTACTTCTCTTTGGAACCCTGATACTATATATATATTCATCAGGGTCAGTTTTCTCTCCAAAGATTTCATGTACCATTTCTCTAAGGATATGCTGTGGGAAACCTTCCTTAAATAAATCTGTCTTCTCTGTATTAGCTTTCATCCATTTATCTACCTTATAGTCAATAGATGATTTACTAAGCCCTTGTTCTTTCAAAGATTTAATGTATGCTTCTTTATCTCTATTGAAAGCCTTAAAGTCATAAGGAGAAATAAGATACCCTGTAGGAACACCTTTCTCATCCCTGATATACATAAAATCAGATTTATTTCCTGACTTATAGAGAGCATCTGTAGCCTGTCTTACAATATACAGTCCTCTGTTTAACTCTTTATTTCTTTCTCTATTTCTCTCTTTAACAGCACCATAGATAAGATTTAAGACAGCATCGTTACTTTCATTCATAGAATAGACAAACCTATCAAAGAAATTAATATCTTTCTGTGCTATTCTAAGCATACTCTCTAAGGAATAAATCTCATGGTCAAACTCTTTAGTATCTTCATTTCCCCAATATAACTTTAGAAAAGAATAGATAACATCAAACTGTTTATCTCTTGCACCACTCTCTACATTCTCTAAGATATCATTTAACAATGTAGCCTTATCTTGTATCTGTGGTAGTATGTCTTCTAACTCTTCTCTCTCTTCATCTGTAAGATAGTCAAAGTTCATAAGAGCTTTTATAGCAGGCTTATAAGCACCTGCTATCATTAAACCATTTCTAATAGCTCCTGATATTTTATTAATAATATCAAGGGAATCAGGATTCATCTTATAAGAATCTTCTATTAAGTTATATTCATTATTTAAAAGAAGTATCTCCTTTTGAAAGTCATCAAGCATAGTGATGATAGCTGTAGTATAATCCTTAGCTTTCATCAGTTTAGTTAACTCCTTTAAGCTATTGTCATCACCTACTTCTTTTCCTTTCTTTGTTCTCTTAATCTCTAACTGTTGAATTCTTAGATTAAACAGTCTTTCAGCAGCATCCTGTAAGGATTCTATCTTATCATTTAGATTTTCAACAACTTCCTTATCTATATGATAAGTTCTATATAACTCTTTTAAAGTCTTCTTTACTTCCTTAACTTCTGTACCTTCAGTAGTAGTGGTGTTCTTATTTAAAGAATTTCTGTTCGCCTCTACAAAAGCATTTAACTCTTTAAGCTTGATAGAGCCTAATTTCTCTTTGATAGAAGCAAGCATGATATCTATTCTTTCTTTCCAATAGTCATTGAGATTATTAAGTGCCTCTGGCTCTAAACCATAGGCTCTATTCCCTGACATAAAAGCAAGAACACTTGGAGTAAAGTCACCAAATTTATCTACAATCCTTTGCATTAAAGGATTTTCCTTGAATAACTCTTGAATAAATTTAGCTGTTACCTCATTATAGATATAACCATCAGCTCCTGAACTAAAGATAATATCCTTTACAGTGCTATAGAAACTCTTAGCATTTATTACATTGACAAAGGTACTAAGTAAAGGCTTTGTAAATACAGTGTTAACTTTTAATTTATCATTAAGATATTGTAATACACTATCTTTAATAATTCTATTATCTTCTAAAGTGAAGTTAGTATCAAAGTTATCTACATTCAAAGGCTCTACTTCTATATGGAACATACCTTTTGTATAGGCAATAGTAGCTCTAAGATTCTTTTCTCTATTATTAAAGTCAAGAACCTTATCTACTATCTCTTCAGGAGTATTATATTCTATAATATGTCCCCTATCATCTACAGCTCCTATCTCTTCTTTTTTATCTTCTATTAGTCTTTTACTTCTTACAATATCTTCTATACCTATTTTCTCTAAGAATTTAGGACTTCTGATTTCATCTTGGCTATTAAAATCTTTCTTATCAAACTTATCTTTAATCTCTTGTTGAAGAGATAGGCTATATAAATAGTTTGCTAACTTTCTGTCTTTTCCTGTAGCTTTAAAGATATCCTTATAAAGCTCACTTGGTTTACCTTTAACAATAGGTACTAATACACATACTGCTCCCATATTATAATCTTTATTTCTTTACAAAATTACTAACATAATTTCAATTCCTCAATAGTCTTCTTAGCATTCTCCATAGTAAGTTCTGCTTTAGAAGCATCACCCACTATCTGTCTAATCTTATTAGCTACTTCATCTGTTATCATGGGGAAAGCCATAGAGTTATATTGATAAGTCTCAAGACCTTTCTCTAAGCCTTTAATTTTAGCTATATCATCCATAGCTTCATAGTTCTCAAACTCTTTTCCAAAGAATAACATGTGAGCTACATAGTCATAAGCACTACTATAAGTAGGGGTATTCTTTTCACCTTCTTTACCTGTAGAAGGCTGCGTAGGTACATTCTCTACTTCTGTAGTATCATTTTCCTCCTGCTGTGCTGCTCTTTCTTCTTCTCTCTTAGCAGCTATTCTCTCATTAATCTTTGTCCATACAGTCTTTGGGAAATAAACATTAGGGTCTATCTCAAAGCTATTACCATTACCACCTAAGCTATCTACTATCTGTACAATAGAGGTAGCTTTATCTCTCCATTTACTATAGCCAGAATATACCTTACCATCAGGTGCTTTAAATCTAATGATAGTAGGAGTAAAGGTTGTTATAGGAGCTAAGAAAGACTTATTACCATATCTATCCTCTTGCAAGGTTAGTTTATTCTTACTTAAATCATAATACTTACCTAAGTTATTATTCAACATAAACTGAACAACCATCTTAGTAATATGTTTTTCTATATCTATCTCATTATTACTTAGATTAGCTACATAGTTAGGCAGCTTAGTCTTTAAAGTATTAGGCATAAGCTGTAAGAAAGTATTAGGACTAAAACCAAATGATGCTCTGAAATAGTTATATTCCACTAACTGAAAAGCAAGTTTAGGGTCTTTCTCATATAAATCTTCCCATGCTCCCTTAAGTTCATCTATCTTATCTCTACTCATTCCTCTTGTATCTAACTTAAGGACAGTTACACCATTCCTTTGTGTTTCTATAGAGATAGCTTTGATAAGAGGATTGCCCACATACTTAGCTTTAATCTCATTAAAGTCTACAGGGAATTGCTCCGCATAATAAAGTCTATTCTTATAGTCATTATTAAATACAGGGTTCTCTATATTTACATAATAAGACATAAAGAAATTCATGAAGTTTGTAGCTATAGATTCATTCATATATCCTAATGCCTTATAAAGATACATAAAGCTGTCTACAAAAGATTTATTACCCTGTACAAGGTTATTACCTAATAACAGATGATGTAGGCCATAACTTTCTGTTTTAAAAGAATTTACAATAGGAAGACCTTTAAAGTAATTCTTTAATACAGTGTGTATATGTTCATCATCTTCAAACTTAGTATCCTTAATCATCATCATCAAAGTATTAGCCATGGTAGGGCCAAGAGAATGTGATATACTATTATAAGATGTCATGTGAGTTAAATTTCTAAAGGCATCAGATATTTTATTTACTTTACCATACAACTCTAAGATAGTCATATTTCTAATATAGCTATCAATATCTTCCTCTTCATTTGTAATAGCCTCTTTGAAATCTTCATTCTTAAGAGATATATTCTGCACAACACCTGTGATAGAGGAATCTAATGCCTTAGCTTTCTCTAACTCTTCAACTGTTAAATCGAGTATCATTTCATCAATGTTAACATAATCTCCTGAAGAAGCTCTTACAGCATACTCATTGGCTAATCTTTGTATGATAGGAGTACTTAAGAACAGTCCTACTGTCTCTAAAGAGAATCCTAATCTAACTAAGGTAGTTACAATATTCACAGTGTTCATATTAATACCCATAAGGTTTAATATAGGGTCTTTAACAGCATCTACAGAAGCTGCTAATAACTGTGCTAAGTTCTCACTTATTCTTGTAACACCATCAAAAGAATATTCCTCATCAATAGATACATCCTTTCTTATATCATGACCATTTAATGTAAATTCCTGCTCTGCTTCTATACCTATCTTATGTATAGGAGCATTCATGATAATAGAATGAGAGATATTAGATACTGCAAATACACCAATCAACTTAGCTGCTACCATATTTTGTTTATGGAATCTAAGTTGAGTATCTGCATACATCAAAGATTGTGAGTTATAGCTTATATCTTTAAGCTCTTTGATACTCATCTTACCTAATTCATCAAAATCTTTATCTGATGTTCTTGCAGCTTCAATCATATATCCTACTCTCTTAAGCTCATCAAAGTTACCTGCTGACAATACTTGGCTCATTGCTTGTGGGGATGTAAGAATAGCCCATTGAGTAGCAACATTGAGATTATCATTAGCTTCCTTACCTACTTTAGGAGACCTGTAGATAACTCTCTTTCCTTGATAGTTTTTCCAAGCATCCCTAATAAGTTCTGCTTGTGTACTTAGTTTTTCAGCTTCAGTGCTATCTTTACTAATGATATCTCTTACTAACTCTTTAGATAACCCTGTTTCTTTTGAAGCCCATTCTACAAAGCCTTTCTTATCTTTTACTTTAAATCTATTTAAGGAGTATCTCATGATATAGAGTTTATCTATATCAAAGTCAGAACCTGAAAGTAGTGTAATTTCTTTAGGCAACATAATAGCTTCTCCTGCTTCAGCAGGTAAGAAACCTTTAATTCTGATAGGTACCATAGAATACTTTGCTTCTGTAGGAATTCTATAACCAACCATTTCCAATAATCTTGGATTGGCTTGCGCCATAGCTTTTATATCTATAGTGCCATCTTCCTTGGCAAAGTCTTTGATAATATTCTCATCATAGATAGGTAGGTAACACTCAAAATAAGCTACACTATTCTGATGTTTAGCTTTATATTCATCATAAGTCTTCTCATTATCAATCTTAATATACTTGTTATCTTGCTTACCTGTCTTAAGAGCTTCGTTAAATTCCTTTTCTGTGAGTAAAATATTACCTTTTTTATCTTGGAATCTAATGTTAAGATTATCAGATAAACCATAAGAAGAAGTCTGTACTACAGGACCACCTGCTATCTTCTGTTTATAAACAGTATTTTTAATAATACTGTTAAGAAGTTGCTGTATTCTGTAGGTTTGTACAGGGTCACTAAGAGGAATATTAAATTCACCATCCTCATCAGTAGAACAAGCCCATAGTAAATCTAAATCACCTCTACCACTACCTAGAATCTCTTGTTGTAAGATTCTACTTAGCTGTACATTTCTTAGTTTTTGATTTTGAAAGTTAACACCTAATCTTTCAGATAACTCCCTAACACTTGTATCTACATTCTCTCTGATAGCATTATAGTAGTTTTTCTTAGCTTCAGCAACTGTTATCTCTTTAGCTACTCTTCTACCATATTCATCTTCCTCATAGATAACAACCTTATTATCATTACCTTCAATATCCTTATCAGGCATATCAGCAACTATCAAAGCTCTATCTTGTGAACCTTGTTGCTGCTCTCCTTGGAAGTGTTTAGGAATCTCTTGTTGTAAGCTGTAATCTTCAAATGGTAATTCATGAACATTATCCATATTATAACTACCATCAGCATTATACATCTTTTGTTTAAAGAGTTCTTTAATCTCATCATAAGAGAGATTGTTAATATCCAAGGCTTCCATCAAACCTGTCTTAACAGTGGATTCAAACTGTATGGTATCAATACCCTTAGTATTAGCTTCTCCTTTCAGAGTATTACCCTCAATCTTCATTCCTTGGCTTTCTTCCATTACTTCAAAGAGAGCTGTAAGTTTTGATTGTACACCTTGACCTCTCATTAAAGCATCTGCCATCACTAAGAGATATTCAGAATCTTTATTCTGTACACCTACTTTCAGTTTAGGTAAATAAGGATTATGTCCATCCTTTTCTATCTGTGAATAAAGGAAAGGTTTTAAAGGTTGCCATTTACCATTTAAGTCTTTTAAAGTGAAATCACCTTTAAGAATTCTCTGATAAGCAGCTTCATCTTCATTATCCCATTTACCAAACATAACCATCTTCTTTCTATAAGGTGTAGGAGAAGTATAACCTTGTGCATCTGCCCAGTTGATAGATTTAAAAGCATCTATTAAAGTATCTACTTTTGATAAGGCTAAATCTCTTAATACCTGATTATCTTTATATTTAGGATTTTCAAGTATCTTTTTCTTTACTTCTTCAAGGTTAGTAAGTATTTCCGAACGAGAAATACTGTCTTTCAAATACATGGTTCTGAACTTACCATCACTAACTCTCTTACCTTGATAAGTAGCATTGATATTAGCTTTTAATCCCGGGGCATGATATTGTGCTAATCTCTTTTGTAAGTCTTCTGCATTCTTATAAAAAGCAGTATCTGTAACTAACAACTGTGTAAGCTGTGTAGTATAGAAATAATCCTCAAAGAAGAATTGTCTTGTACTTAAGTTACTTGTAAGAGTTTCACTATACAAAGGACTATTAACATCTGTAATAGCAGGTTCAAATTTAACAAATTCTCTATAACCTATACTATTATTTTTACCATCATGGTCAAAAGTAATGTTCTTTACAACATTTTCATCTTTTAAATAATGTAAGAAGTGAGAATATTTTAACTCTATCGCATCCTCTATTACTTCAGGTAATACCCTTGCAATATAAGCAGCTTCTCCTTTGATAGTTTCTTCTACTATTTCATTTGTTTTATAGTTCTTAGTCTTTACTATAAATTTAGCATCAGGGTCTAAAGCCTCTTCATGAATCATCTTATAGATAATCTTACCTATATTATAAATTCTATTATTTGGAGTACCCTCCTTTCTACTTTCTAATTGCTCATAAACAGATAAATAGTTATTCAAGAAATCAAGCCATTGAAACTTATCACCATTCTTATCAAAGTTGGTAATAGTAGGAGCACCATGAGTATTTCTATAGTTAACAGCTTTTATTCTGTTAATCTCTTGATAGAAAGTCTTTTCTGCTAAGAAGTTAACTATATCATTAATAGGAAGATGTCTTAATTTAACATATTCCTCTGATGGTTTATTAGACATAATAGGTATTCTGAAATATCCATAAAGGTTCTGTCTATTACCATATTCCCACATAGAGAGCATGCTATTTAAATATTGATGAGTAGTCTTATCAGTATAACCTACTTTCTCATCAGATAGCAATACTACATGCTTAAGTAACTCTTTATCCATATCCTTTCTATCAGCTAACTCTAAGATATAGTTTAGCCAACCTTTAGGACCTGCTTGCATTCTATTACTATCTTCCACTTCAGTACTGTTATAGAAGATACCTTCATAAGGTTTAAATTCTTCATTTAATGTGTCTTCTACATTCCCTGAAGTACCATTCAGTTTCTCAAAGAGTTTACTCAAATAGTTCGGAAGTACATGGCTATAGTATAATTTACCATTAGCATAGGTAACAGCTTCCATATCACTACCCATATAAGGAGCTATAGGTCTTAACAACTCATTGATATAGCTTTTTGTCTTATAAGAGACATATTTAAAGTTAGCTTTATTCTCTTCACTTGCTAATGTTCTACCTAAGTACATTACATACTTACAGAACATTTCAAGATTATCTCTTCTTAAACCTTTATTGACAGCACTTGAAGGGTTAAAGATTTGATATAACTCTTCTACTGTAGGAGTATCTATATTAAGTAGCGTGTATATCATTTGAATACTCTTAGCATCCTCCATAGTAAAGGCCCTTCTCTTCTCTTGTTTACCTGTCTTAGGATTTCTAACAAGTCCATATTGATTAGAGTACTGAACATAATGAGAAATACTTGTAAGGAGATTATAGATTTCGTCCATAATCTTCTCATTGATTTCTCCTTTTTCAGCATCCCATATAGTCAAAGCACCTTTATCTTTATTCCGTTCTTTCTGCTGTAAGTTCTTAATAGATTCATCAGTAAACTGTTTATCATTCATGATTTTCATAATACCTTTCCCTTGCTCATCTTTATAGAGAACAGCATATTTCTGAAAATACATTTTAAACTTACTATAGAACTGTGATTTAAACTGCTCATTACCATCACTTACTAAGATACCTGTCATTTGGTTTCCACCAATAAGACCTCCATCCCAATAAGTTCCTACTAATTGGTTAAGCCAAGGTTCTGATTGTAAGTGCTTTTGAAGCATGCCTATCATAGAGTTATCTTTATAACTACCATCAGCATTCTTCTCATCTAAACTAAGAGCACCTTGTGTGTAAAGAAGTATCTTGTTAACAGCTGTAGCACCATCTACTTTTCTTGCAATACCATATTCATCTAAATTATAAGTACCATCATGATTGATAACATATAATTTGTTAATAGCAGTCTTTAATATCTTACTTAAACTACTATGAGCAGATAACTGTCTAAAACCTACTTGCCAATGCTCTAAAGAGTTACCAAATATCTCCTGTGTTTCTTGCTCTGTTTCCTCTGTGATAGCTTCTCCATCAGCATTCTCCTGCATGTCTATAGGCTTCTCATTTAAAGCCACTTCCTCCATATCAGCTAATGTATCATAACCTAACTTTACAAATGCTTCAAAGTTATCATAAATCATATTCATCTTATCACAGATGTCATCATCATTATCAGCAGGTTCTGTATTTACATTCACATTGAAAACAGTCTCTTTGACAATATTAAGAAGCCTATCTAAACCAACAGTATTGAGTACTTCTATTCTTGTCATGTGGGTAAAGTCTATATCTTTAAACTCTTTATCAAGACCTAAGATAGCTTTACTTGCTTCATTACTCTGTAGCATAGTAATATAATCACTTACCTTAAACATAGTAGTCTTTGCTAAGTGTTTAAGTTCTGAAGCAGTAAATATCTTGGAATCTAAGAAGTCTTTCTTAAACTTAATATCTCTTAGTTCTGTTTCTGTATAACCTACAGTGTAATTACCAAAAGCAGCTTTATATAAACCATATCTACTTAAGGTATTTAATTTGGCTCTTAAGCTCTTACTGATATTATTAGTATAAAGCGTTTCTCCTAACTTTAAATCTCCTTTATCAATGGCTTTAATAATCTTATCAGCTATCTCATCATTTGTACCTGTAAATAAATCTTCTGTCTCTTTAGGAGTAGCATTTAAGGAAATTACTTCTGTAGTACCTTCAATGGCTTCTTTGACAAAATCATTAATACTGATACCTAACTTATTAGCTGCTTTTAAATCTTCAGCAGTAATAAACAATGCTTTATGATTAGCATCTGTATAAATAATTTTATCTTTAAGAGCCTGTAAATTATCTTCTCTACTCTTATTTTCGTCTAAGTCTAATCCTATAAATTTAATACCATCCCTATCAAATACTAAGGCATGTTTATTATACTCGATATATCTATTATCAAAGTAATCTTCATTGAGAAGAGAATCAGCACCACTGTTATTAATTACTCTTTCAATTCTATATCTGTGAATCTCATTCTCATTATTTCTATGTAAGATTCTACCTTTTAATCTATCCTTTACTCTATTACTTAAGAAGTCTACAATACGAGTATCTAAGTTTAATCTTTCTTTCTCTGTCTTTACATTAGGCTGTACTACCAAATCTGTAAGGACAGGTACTAATTGGTCATATAAAGTATTATTTGTCTTAGGTTTAATAAGTCCTAATATCCAATTAATAAGTTTCTCAAACCATGACATCTTACTTGTAGGTCTTGGTTTAAGCCTCATTAATAGAGTTTGGAATTCTCTATTAGAAAAGAACTCTGCTATAAACTCTTTAGGGTTATAGAGAGCATAGATATTAAAAGGAACTATTCTGCCTTTATATTCACTGTCAGGAAATTTATCAGCATAAAGCTTTAATTGTTTGATAATATCTATCATCATATTCCCTAACATTTTAAAATTAGTAGCATCAGATAATGCTTTCTGTACAGTTAAAGTGTGTACTAACTCATGTAAAATAACTTTAGGTAAACTAAATTTTACATTACCTCCAGAATCCACATTAATATTAATCTGATTCCCTTTAGCAAAACCACTTCTTGTAGAGTATTTTCCATCATGAATGAAATTAAAAGTAATACCATTATCCTGTACCAAAGGTAAGAATAGTGTAGCTAAAGTAGCATAATACTTTTGATTATAATCATCACCTGCATTATCTATTAAAGTGATTAAAACATCCTCTGCTTTTAATTCTTTATTTACAGGAAATGTTTCTACCTTAACACCTTTTCTTTGGTCTTCTGTTAGACTTTTAAAGCTTAACATTTGTTTGCCTACTGTAGCTTTATATATAGCATCTAAAACTTTATCACCCGATGCTTTTACTTCTTCCTCTGTAATAGTAGGGGGAATAGCTACCTGCATTAAATCATCAGAATGTAATTTAATTACATCAGATTCTTTAGTAGTAGCAAAAGGAAAGAAATTACTTTTGTTAGCTTCATATTCTAATATCTTATTTCCTGTATTATCTTTATGAAACTTATAAAAAATACCTGTACTATTAAAGTAAGATAATAAGTCTTTTTTAATAGCACTATCCTGTATTCTTCTTTGTACAGCATTCCTTGGTGCTTGTTTATAAGCATTATTAATGCTTTTCTGATAATCCATTTTACCTGCTTCAGCAGTCCTTGCAGATAATACAGGAGCTTTAATAACTACTTTCCAAGTTCCCTTATCAGGTTCTGTATATTCACTACTGTGTTTCAAAGGAGCTATTTCCTCCTTTGAAGGTTGTCTATATATAAAGATATTTACTTTACCAAACTTAGGTGATAACTCGTTATCCCTAAATCTTTCAGCATCCTGTTTAGAATTAAAAGTAAAGGTGTTCCCTATTTTTCTATAATATCTTACTTGTGCTACAGTACCTTCAAAAGACAAGTGTTCTACATAAGCCTTTATCTGATTAGCAGTAGGCATAAAATCATCTTGATGTAATACTTCTCTAAATGACTTTATTAAATAGTTTACTATATCAAGTGAATACCCTGTCTTACTAATAAGCCTTTTTATCTCTTTTGAAATATAAACACACTGATTACCCATATTTAATACTTATTAAATTCCACAATTTTTAATTTCTTTGGTAATATCTTCTATACTATCATCATCTGTAAAATCTCTATATAAAGTACCTACCATATTAGGAGACTTACTAAGTAATTCACCTATCTCCTTAACATTCTTTACTTGCTTTCCTGTAGCTTCTTTAATAGCTTCCTTTAGCATCTTCTTTTGTTCTGCATTAAACTTCTTATAAGCCTTTTCAAAAGTAACATTATAATCTGAATTATTCAAATTTACAGAAGTACTTGTAGTAGAATTAGTAGTATTAATACCTGTAGCAGTGTTATCATTACTATCTTGTGAAGTATCATCAGTAATTGCAAATTTAGTAGAAGGTATTACCTTCTCTACTTCAGATGTAGTTACATTTTCTTCCCCACCACTAATAGTAAACTTATTAGTAGGCACAGCTTTCTCTTCTGTAGATTCAGGAGAGTGGACTTCTGTATTTTCTAAAGCCTTTTCAATCTCTTTATCTTGTTTATCAGCTACTTCCTTTTCAGTAGCCTCTGCTTTCTTTACTTTATATTTCATTACTTCTTCATCTGTTAAGACATGGTAACCTCCTGAAGATAAGATAATAACCTTATCTCCTGTTTCCCAATAAGAGAGATTTCTATCTCTACCAACATCTTCTATAAAATCAGGTTTCTTTACTCCTATTGATTGTATAAAATTCAGTAGGTCTAAGACCTCCTTATCATCTATTACTTTATTATTTGAAGCATTGGTAATATTATTCTTACCAACAGCATACCTAACACCATTTAAGTAAACAATAGATGTATCTACAGTAGCTTTTGGTGTCTCATGTATGTCCTTACTATTTACAGAATTAATAATAGGATTAAAACTATCATCTATAGGTCTTACAAAACTCTTAGCATTGACTGTTCTTAGACTTCTTGCATTTATTTTGATAAGCCCAGCATCTGCATAATATTCTAATAAGTTACCTTTCACATTTGTATGGAAGCTGATATTAAAGTGGGGATTAGTTCTTTCTATCATTTGGAACATTCTCTTAATAGCTCCTTCTACTTCAAAATGTGGAGAATTAAAGTTAATCAAAGCAGGCTGCCTATTATTATTAACAGTATAATTTACAGTACCTCTTTTCTCATCATAGAAGATATTATTACCCTCTCTAAAGAGTAACATGTCTTTGAGTATTGCAAGAGCTTGTAATTTATCCTTTCCTTTTCCTTTAATAAAAGATTCCACTACACTCCTTAGCTTCTTATAATATTCAGAAGATTCATTTAAGATGACATCATTGTAAAGTAAAGGTTCCACATAGTAAGGAATATAGATACCATTAGCTCCTTTAATACCTATAAACACTTTACCATAACCCATAGCTTTTGAGAGAGAATATAGACTGTCTTCTATGTTAAAGTTAACATAGTTAAACTGTCCCATACCATCCTCTCCTGCACTAATATATCCCCATTTAATATCTTGCAAGCTGATACCATCAGGATTAGCTGTAGGGTCATTTACTAATTCCCTAATATCTTTACTACTTGGAGTATCTTTAGGTTCATTTTCTTTTCTTCTAATAACAGAACCACTATTAATATCAAAGATTTCATTAGCATACTTATCACTTACAAAATAAGTATCTTTATTATCACCTCTCTCTTCTATTAATGCTTTAAGAAGTTTACCATACTTATCTCCTAAGTTCTGTTGGTTTTCAGCATAACCTAAATAGCCTACTATTAGATATTTCCTGCCATTAACATCTACTATATTACCCTTAATAGTCTGTTTATAATCAGGGCATATCTTAGCTACTTCATCTGTATAAGGAGTAACCAATGCTATTCCTTTAGAGAGATAACCATGGTTAATGTGCATATACTTAACAGGAATACTTCTATTAGGTAGACCATTTAACAAGTCTCCTACATGGTAATCAGTCATAGCTTGTATATCTATTCCCAATTCCTCACATGCCTTATAGAACGCTTTAACAGTTCTATGGTTTCTTTCAGCTAATAGACCATGTCTCTTTAAAGCATCTTGGAAATACTTTAAGAAAGCGTTACCTACATAAGAGATAGAGGTTACTTCAGGTGTAGGTTCTTTATTCTCTCTTACAATAACAGGACCTTCATTAGTAGGGACTTGTCCCTCTGCCTTTTCAATCTCTTCTTTTGTGGGGATAGCTTCCTCTTCCTCTTCTTTGAAAAGTAATTCACCCTCTTTAGGTATTACTCTTACTTTATCTTTCTCATTAGTTTCCTTAATTTCTTTATCTTCCTCATTACTATCTTCTTCATTACTATTTTCAGTAGTCTGTGTATTAGCCTCTTCAGTAGAAGTGGTTTCATCATTCCCTGTGATAGTAAACTTATCAGTAGGTTTAGTCTCTTCATCAGGAGAGATTATACTTTCCTTTTTATGAGTATGCTTATTATCTATAGGAATAGTATCACCTTCCTGAATAGGAGGTAATTCTTCTCTTTCCTCTATATCTTGTTTAGGAGATACTGTAGTACCTTCTTTAGGTTTCTCTTCGGTAAACAGTTCTTCTTTAGAAGTAGCTTTCTCACTTTCTTGTTTAGTAGTAGTACTACTATTATTATCAGTAGTATTACTATTAGTAGTATTACTATTAGTAGTATTAGTACCACCTTTACTACCAACAGTACTTGAAGCCTGTTGAGCAGTGGTTATCTTATCTACTTCTTTAAGCAGTCTGTCCACTAAGAAACTTTGATATACAGCAGCTATCTTCTCATCTTGATTAGCATTATTACTTATACCTTTTAGTATCTCTTCTCTAATATCTTTTAGTTTATCCTTGAAGGATGCTTTGAAGGTGTTTACACCTACTGCTTTATATTCTTCACTGTTGAATAAAGAACTTAAGGCAGCATCTGAAACACTACCTAAGAGGTTAGTAATAGCTTCTTCATCTACACCTTGGCTTTTATTCTCTTCATGAGCAATAGTTTGTATAACACTTTGCAAACCGTTAGCTACAGCAGCTGTAGGTAAGAAACTCTTTAAAAGCTCCTTTGTTTTACCTTCTGCCTTATCAATAGCCTTATTTAATACATCTACTTTATTACCATTAAAATAAAATAACTTAGCTACATCATCTAATGTTTCTGCCTGTATATAGGCTTCTACAGTCTTAGCATCATCCTTTCCTCTTTTAACCTTTTCAAAGAATAGCTGTCTGTCTATTAACTCATCTATAAAGGATTTAGGATTCTTTTGCCAACTATTTAACTTATCAGAATGTTCTTTAATCTGATTATCTATCTGCTCTATACCTTTAGTAATGTCTTGCTTCTCTTTCTCAGTTAAAGTGTTATCTGATAATTGAGTATTCAACTCTTCCTTACGTCTGTTTAAATCTTGAATAAGGAGTTTAGCTCCTGTCATTTCAGTGATAGCTGTTTCTTTAAATAAAGGGCTAATCTCATTAAGTGTATTACCATACTTACTATTCAGATTATCATAAACAGACAAGGCTTCTTTTACCTTTGAAAGATTTGATGCTGCTTTCTTTTGATAGATACTCTTTAGTTCATCATCAGTCTTACCTTGAAGATAAGATTCTCCTGTCTCCATATTAGTAAGCTGTGATTTAATCTCTGTAAGGGTATCATCATCTATGTTCTTTGCCATTTCTTGCAGCATATTCTCATAGATTTCTCCCATACCTGCACCTCTCATAGCTAAAGCAGTATTAGCTATTGAGAGAAGTTCAGAGTTTTTAAAGAGATTAACATCATTTCTATCAAGAGCTTCATTCATATCTCTTGAAAAAGTCATGGCAGCAATAGCTCTCTTAGACCTCTCTATAAACTTAGGGTCTGTAAGAGCTTTATTTGTTCTCTCTATAGCTGCCTGTTGTTCTACTTGTTCAGCTTTAGCATCTTCATAGGCTTCTCTAATACCACCTATCCAATCTACTTTCAGTTTACCTTCTTTAGTCTGTCTCATTCCTAAAGAACCAAACATACCTGTGATAGCTCCAAGGGCTACCTCTTCCCATCCTGTAGCTTCAGGACTACCAAAGCTATCATGCCATGTCTTAGCAGCAGCTTTCATGTAGTCAGTAAACTCTTCAGATACATCAGGGTTTAAAGAAGCAGCAAACATAGATGTTTTATCTTTTCTATGCTCTTTGTTAGCCCATTTATTCAGCTTTGCTTGGTCTACTAATTGTGCAGTATCTGAAATCATTCTTTGAGCACCTTCCTCAAAGCCTTCAGATAAACTGTTTCTTACAGCACCTAAAGCTATTCTCTTAGCAGAAGTATCAATCTCATCACCTGCTACTTTTGTTGTACCTTTTAATAACCCTTGTGCTATCTTTAAAGGATTAGATTCTTCAGCACCATTCACTAAGAACTTCATTCCTTTAATAGCAGCTTGTGAGTTAAATCCTCCTTTTAATAATCTACCAAACTCTAAGTTATTAGTAACAAAGAGCAGGGCTAAGTTCATAGCATAAACAGAGTTACCTACATCAGTAGCTTGCTTATTAACTTGTTGTTTAGCTTTATCTGCTTCATTATTAATAAGATTTCTATGCCGACCATACCATGCAGTTGCTTCTTCTGTAGAAGCACCATTAGCTATCATAGCCTGATAATTCTCATCAAGACTTTTTAAAGCATTAGACTTAGCTATCTCAATATTATTATTCTGATAAGTGATATTATCCTTTACAGCATTAATAGCTTCTACTGTAGCTTCTGATGAGGCAGCCACTAATCCTCTACCTACAAATCCTGCAAAGTTACCTATATTTTTAGCCATAGAACCTGCTTTCCCTAAAGCACCTATTCCTTTGGCTAACCATGACATATTAAACCCTGGCACTAAAGCTGCTGCTATAGCACCTTCAGTGAAACCCATATTCTTTAATATCTTATCGCCTAAGAAGTTAGCAGATAACACATTAGCAGCTGAATACCAAGGAGAGTTTAATTGGGCATTTGAATAGTAATTAGGTAATACTTTCTCCATATCATTTTGTATGGATGCCATGGCTTTATTAATATCATTATCCCAAAAGCCTTGTAAGAAAGAAGTATTAGGATTACTGTCTAAAGCATTAGCTATTCCTTGACCTAAACCCCATATAGTTCCTAAAGTACCATTGATTAAAGTAGTACCTGCTGTTATCTGTCCTTTGACAGCACCATTTAACAACTGTAAAGCCCATGGTTGATTAAGGGCTCTATAATTATTTAAATCCTGTGCTTCATCAGAGGTAACAATGTTTTTATCATAGCTACTTTCCCCAAAGCCATAGTTAGCTAATTTAAGACCTACATTCTCTTCAGGTAGGGGTCTATACTCTTCAGCTACTTCCTTTGAAGTTCTTTGTTTCTTCCCTAAGATGTTAGCAAGTAAAGCTACTTTACTCTCTTCATCAGTAGGTAACTGATTTAATCCTTTAAGCCCTTTAAGTCCTACAGGACCTGTTGATGTTATATCTGCCATATTATGATTACTCTAAGTGACTGTTTGACTGTGGTTTAACCTGACTAACATTAACATTGTTAATCTGATGTATCTCTCTTAAAGCCTGCTCATTAGCTTCTTTCTGTATAATCTCTAAAGCCTGTCCTTTAGGTTCTTGATGATACATCTGTCTATAAGCCTGCTCTAACTGTTTTTGATATACCTCTCTATTCTTTAAAGCTCTTGCAGTTTCAGTGTTTACCAACTGTGGGTTAACAGCATAGATGTGGTTCTCTGTCTTCACAATAAGTTTATCATTCTGTGGAGAAACACCAATACTTAAAATCTTAGAATCATCTTTCTTAAAGTCATCTATATCTTCACCTTTACCTGTGCCCTTACCATGTATATCTAACCGCTCAATTCTACCTTTCAAAGCATCATTGTTATAAGCATACATGACATTGCCTTTAATAGTTTCTGCTATATGTTTAGTAGCATCATCACCATTAATATTATATACAGCTCTTTCCTTTCCTAAGCTGTCTAACCGCTTATTCATATCCCATATAAAGCCTGAACCTGATTTATAATAACTTAGTTTACCTGTGTTACTATATTTCAGTTCATTCTTTAATAACTCATATTGGTCTTTTGAGATAACCTTTTTAACACCAATAGACTTCAGATAATCATCAGCTGTATGCTGTGGTTTTCTACCATTATCTACATACACACCTGCTGAATTAGTATGCCCTGCATTAGCAGCATCATCATTAGCTTTCAGTCTGCTGTATTTCTCGTATATAGAGATAAGATTAGTATTTAAACCATCTTTACCTATATAATCAGCATTTAGACCTTTACCATTTTTACCTGCTAAGCCTGCTATTAACTGTTTATATTTAGCCAAATCTCCTGAAGCATCTAACATACTCTCTGAAGTAATACCAATGGAATCTAAGGCTTCTTTCTGTTTAGCTTCAGCAGCAGCTTTCATTTTTTGCATATCATAGTAGTTCTGTAAAGCAGCTTTCTTCTGATAATATTTCCAATCAAGTTCTGCTGCTGCTTCAGGGTTCTGCATATATTTATGTTGCTCTTGATAAGCAGCACCATCCATAATACCTTTCATGATATAAGCATCAGCTCTTGCTTGGTCTTGTCCACTAAACTCATTAATTCTATACATATCCCTGATATTCTGCATGGCATCTCTAAACTCAGGAATGCTGTCAGTCATCTTTTTAAACTTAGCTAATGCTTCAGGAGAATAACCTTGTTTTACTACATTATCTATATAGTATCTCATAATACCTTTTCCTACTTCTGTAGAATTAAGATATTTCCTTGCAGAAGCTGCCTGTGAAGATTTAGCAGCATGAGTGTACATAGCATCACCACTTGCTGTTAAAGGAGTAGCTGATGGGTCTTGTAATAACTCATCAACAGTAGGCATGTGTGCTACCATGAAAGAAGGGTCTTTTATTCTACCTTGCTGCACAACTTTAGTCATAGCATCTAAGTTTTGAGCAGCTTTATTGATAGGTAGAATATCTGTCATATAATCCCTCTTCATCTTATAGAGTGTATTTCTATTGACAAGACCTAATCCTTCAGTAGACATAGTACCTGCTATATTCTGTAAGTTATCATTATAGGCTTGTACTATCTCTCCTGCTTTAGTACCTTTGAGATACTCATCAAAACTATTAGCTGTTTGTGAGAGGGTAGATAACCCTTCTTGTATATTATTATATTCTTGTGTATAAGCAGCTAAAGGTGCTAACATTTCCTGATAAGAGAAAGGTCTAAACCTTGCATTACTGACTACACCTGTAAATATTCCCATAATAACAGTATTTTATTATTATACTTTAAAATCTTCTTTTCTTCTTAAGACTACCACCTAAACTCTTCTTAGTACTATTCAAAGGTGTTGAAGCAGTACTTGGTATATTCAAAGGATTGGTAATTCCTGCACCATCTTTCCACATATTATGTTCCATGTCTCCTGCAAGAACACCTCTTTCAGCTAAGGAGGTAAGCCAGTTTCTCTGCATATTCTCCCATCCCATATCTCCTAATCCTTGTAAAGCATTAGTTATATTAGCACTGATAGCTGCTTTTCTTTGGTCATCTAATGCTTGCCTCATAGCATAACCTCTTGCTAAACCATTCATCATAAAGGATTTCTGATTAGCATTAAGCTGTGCTTCTGTCAGATTTCTTTGGTTATCAGATTGAGCATTAAACATATTAGTACCTCTATTAAATTCTGATACCTGTGCATCATCTGCTCTATTAGATAAATAAAATTGTCTTGCAGCTTCTGCTAAACTTCTCTCATTATTATAGTTGTTGGCCATGATAGCTGCTAATCCCATAGCTCTATTACCATTAGTAATGTCTTGTGCTATCCTATTAGCAGCGGCATTATTCTGCATTATCTGATTGGTGAGGTATCTCTCATCAAAAGGCTTCTTTTGCCTATAGTCTCCTATCACACTAACAGGAATGCTGACAGGTCTTCCTGCATTATAAGCAGCATCTATAATAGCATTGGCATTCCTATAATCAGGTTTACTTAATATATTATCCAAAGCCATGGCAAAGCTGCCCATCATAGGAGCATATCTCATCCATGTAGATAGATACTTAGCTTTAGGTGTACCTTTTGTAGGCATATTATTACCTATATTATTAGGTAACTTGTTAACTAAAGGATTTAAATAACCTTTATCCTCTTTAGGTTTACTGCCTGACAGAATATCTAAATTCTTATTAAAGTTCTTTTCCTTTAATATCTCATTAGCTACATGGTGCATAAAACCATACTTACCATCTAAAGCTCCTTGTCTCCATTGTTCATCTGTAAGGGTATCTAAGGTGTTTCCTCTCTTCAGATAACTAAGGAAAGAAGGGTCATTAGGATGTTGTTTAGTCCATTTTCTGATATAATCAGCTGTCAGTGAATTGACTAAATTCTTATAATCATCTGTATAATCATAAGCATGTCCTGCCTTATCATATTTAAAACCCCATCCTATAGGAGAGGAATCCTTCATAATATCATTGTAATACTTATAAAGTTCAATCCTCTTTCCCATTTCTATGGGAGATATATTACCTATACTACCATCAGTAATATCACCCCCATCAGGATAGAGATTACCTCCAAAAGCATAAGTATTATCTTCATCTATCTCACTATTATAAGCATTATAAAGCTGTTGTAACTTCTCATTTTCTTTAATAGCTTTATCTTGCTGCTTCTCATATTCTTTTTGCTCCATAGCAGCTTTCTGTGCTTCTTGTGTATCTTCAAACTCTGCTAAGTTACCATGCATAGTCTTTTGAGAGATACTATCATTAGGTCTTTCTTTAGCTTCTCTTGATAATTTCTTTGAGGCTTCAGCATAGGTAATACCTTTAGGCAACCTATATTTCTCTGCCAACTCATCAGGGATAGTTAATCTGTCAGAGAAGACATAATCTCCTTTCCATATAGTCTCTCCTTGTTCTACTAAGTTAGGTACACCGTCAGTGTCTGTTCCTACAGGTACACCACCATGAGGATTAGTCTCATGCCTTCCTCCTTCATTAATAGCCGTAAGGCTCCCATTCTCACTTAACTTTCCTCCTTTAGCATATACACTTGCTAATGAAGGGTTATATGTATCAAATTTTAATTTACCACCCATTGCATTATAATTTTGTAAAGCTCTATAATCATTTAAATCATCAACCTTTTCAGCAGCATACATCAAGTTATGATTAACTCTCTCATTAGCTGCGTTTATCTTATCATTTAACTCTCTTGCTTTTCTTCTTGCTTTCCCTATACCTATGATAGAACCAACAACTGAAGAAGCACCTCCTACTATACCCCCTATGGCAGCACCCCAAGGACCAAAAGAAGAGCCTGCATTAAACCCTTCAAAAGAAGCAGGTACTGAAGAAAGGAAATCATCAAAGTAAGATTTATCTCTTATATCTCTATAATTCAAATTACCATTGATATTGGTCTTATTATTAAAGAGATTAAGAACATCTGAAGTAGTATTTACATTCCCTACAGCCTCATCAATAGAATGAGAGAAGTTATCTATCTTATTCTCAATAGCTGTAGTACTTTGAAGGGTTGATTGGTTTTTAAAGTTACTTGCTAACTTTAGAACTGAATTAGCTATATTAGCATAATTCATCATATTCCCACCACCTGCAAAGAGATTACCACCATGAGCATATAAACCTATCTTCTCTTCTAATGAAGGTCTATTATGTTTAGTAAATCCTCTTATAGCATTCATAATATCATAGGTAGCCATTCCTAATTGTCCTGCCATACCATAAGAACCACCACCACTGTTTCTTCCTAACATAGGATTTTCCTTACCCCATGTTCCTATAGTGGTAGCTAATGTCCCTGCTTGACCTAACCAACCATTGATATTACCCATCATATTACCCATCTGTCCTATTCCTGCGGTGGTAAGACTACCCCCATCAGCATAAGTATTTAGGTCTCCCATATTGTAACTCTCTAAAATAGATTCTACTGAAGGAATAGTAGAGATAATAGGAGATTGTGGTCTTTGAATATAGTTACTAAGAGTATTTAAATCTACATTACTTTTATTGAATGTAGGTATAGTAGGTATAATAGACTTCTGTGAAGGAGAGATATTAAAATCTATATTACCTCTCTTAACATTGAAGTCAGGGACAGGTAATGATTTAAATTCCTCATTCTCTATAGGCATATTCATAGGTGGCTTAGCCACCCTTAAAGCATCAGGAACAGCTACTTGCTGTGTATTTACTTTAGGTAGATTGTAGTTACCACCTGCATATACACTTTTCCTAATGTTATTTCTTTTATCATATCCTTTTACCCCTAAGTAGTTAACAGCATTCTTATCTCCTGCCATTACAGCCTTATGAAATCTTGACCCCCTACTTACAGCTATAGGACTTTGATAATAGGTATCTAAGATAGCAGCCACCTGATTAGCATTTAAAGGAGTATCACCATAAGTATTTCTTAGCGTAGAAGCTGCTCTATTTAGATACCAATCTAACTCTTGTTCTGCTTGCTGTTTAGACATTCCATGAGGATAACTATTTGTGATACCATCCTTATATCTCTCTCTAAACCCAGCATTTGTAAATCCATAACCAATAGTAGCATTCCCTAAATGGTCTTTATAAGTAGCACTTCTCCACCCTTCATTCCTTCTGATAATATCTTTAGCTTTGTTTACCCCAGCTTTCCATACATCACCTCCTGAAGCTAATGGGTGACGTAAGTCACCACCATTAGCCATATAGTTAGTCATGGTTCTCATGTCGTTCAAACCATCTACATTATCTGCTGTATGGAGGATGGAATTGAAATAATCGCTGTTAGCACCATCAATCATTGTATTTAAAGCATCGGTCTTTCTTCTTGCTTTATGAGAGAACCAACCATCTTTACCTACTTCAGATTTAATAACATTAGTCATAATAGCATTATTAGCAAAGTCTGCCAATAGGCTATCGTTGGTAGTGGCTTCTGAAGTGAAGTTTCTTAAAGCCTTTGCTTTAGCTTCTGTAGCATTGATGAAATCTGTATTTAACTTACTGCCAAACATGGTGTTAATAACACCACCTAATGTTGAAAGCCCTGGTATAGCACTAATAATATTTCCTACTTTTGATTCTCTTCCATTAGCTACCATCTTAGCTATGTTTCCCCCCATAGTATCAGCAGCTAAAGCTATCCCCATGATATCTCCACCACCATTAGAATTAGAGAACATGGAACCTAAAGAACCTAAAGGATTATTGTTATTGTTTGTAGTAGCACTGTTCAGTCCTGCATTTCTAAACATATTACCGAAGTTAAAAGTACTGTCATAATTGGTATTGGTAGTACCATTAAACATCTGTAATCCTGAATTACCGACAAAGCTGTTAGTACCTCCTGACAGGCTACCATTACCCATATTCCCTATAAGGCTATTAGAGTAATTCTGAAATTGCTGTAAAGAGTTATTATTAATATTATTAGTGTTCATATTATTTCTACTACTTTATGGTTACAAAAATAGCTATAATAAATAGCTATACCAATCTTTTACAAGAAAAAGAAATATCCCAATAAGTAAAATTCTTATTGGGATAGTCTTTTATATTCATGTTAGATATTATAATTTACTCCTATATCATGCAAAGTAAACTTACCCATATTCATGTTATTCATTTGAGAGGAAGAAAGGGTTATCTTAGCCCATGTTCCATTCATTCTATTTAAATGATAATTCAGTAATTTACCATTATTTTGTCTACTGTCTCTTGGCAGTATTACATTCCACACATTAAACTTCTTTTGAAGATTTGAAGGATGATTCCTTACCCACTTAAGTACTGCTGAAGAATGTTGTCTTTCGGTAGTTATCTCTACATTATCAAAAGTCTTCTTATCATAGTCTTCAATATTCTCTTTATTCATATCATCGGTCTTATCTGCATAATAACTTCTGATATCTAAAGTATTAAACACCTTGTTATAAATAGAGTTATCATTGGAGATAAAGGAAATACTAAAAGGTCTGATGACATCATAGATAGTATTATATTCACCTTTGAAGCATTCATACATATCAGTATCATAAATAGCAAAAGTACTGTCTAAGATATTCCCTAAGAAAGAAGTAGTACCATAGGAGAATCTTGAAGTAAACCGCTCTAATATTTCAGAGTAACACAGTGCTTCATTATTTCCTACAATATAAATATCACTATATACCTCATCGTAGTATAGAGCCACATCATAGGTATCTTCAAAGATATAATTAAATGTATTATAATTAGATAGAGAGAAATTCTTCATATTTTTAAAATAGGAAGACATTCCTTTAGCTACAGATAAATTCTCTATACCATTACCTAATCTATATAAATATCTGCTGTTACTATCTAAGAAGTACAGACCTTTAGGAGTAGAACAAATACTATATTTATTAATACATCCTATGGTATTCGAGATATACCTTAAACCTTGCATCTTAAGACCATTGGTAATCTCAATAGGCTGCCCATCAGATGTGGGAATCTGTACTCTTGAATTAAAGAGTAACTGTACTATCCCATTATCCTGAAAAGCATATAACTCACTATTGAAAGTCTTGATAGCAGTGTTCTCTCCTTTATTCCCTTCTAAATCTATTGTATTAGTCAAATCAATAGAACACCATTTATCTATCTCTTCCCCTAACACCTTCTCTAAAGACCATGTAATCATGTTAGGGAAATAAGGAGTACTGTACTTATCAGTATCTAAATAAGCATAGGTAAAGTAATTATTACTTTGATTATATCCTAAGAGGTTAAACTGATTAAAGTTCTGTGCATTGATAAAAGTATTATCTTTTAAGAATCTATTCCTGTCTACTCTTTCATCTAGGTGTACCCTTGATTCTACTTCTGTTGATAATATCTCAATAATAGAATTAGGGTCTTCATTGGTGAAGGGTTTAGTCTTTAAACAGTCATATCTCTCTAAATAAGTATCACCTTCTTTAAATACAATCTCTACGCTTGAAGCATCTAAGTCTACAGCGTCTCCACATCTATGCCATATATTATTAGCAATAGCTTCCTTACTGCTTCCTCCAAATCTTGCATCTAACTCTTCTTTTGAGAAAACCCTATAAAGCTCCCCAATGTATAGTCCTGCATATTTAATATCATTCCCTACACCTACATAAGTCTTCTTGGTATTTTCATCTTCCCAAAAGTTACTATGTTTATCTTCCCATACCATATCTTCTGTAGCTGTTCTAAGATAAAAGCTGTATTTACCGTTATCTTTGAATTTCAATACAAGATGTGGAGTACTCTTATATTTCATAGAGATAGGGTCTCTTGACCATACACCTGCATCAGCATTAAAGATTTCTGTTCTTGTGAATTCTCCAAAGGAATGGTTATTACCATTCTTTAATTGCAGCTTATTATTCTCCCACCAAGTCATGGAGTTACTGTCTATAAAGATACCATGATTGAGTATCTCATTAAAAGTATATTGATGGTTATTCAACATCCAATAATCTGCTGCTGATAAAGCTGTAGTAAAGGGGTTTATTGTAGGAGCATTACTATCAGGAACTTTAAACCATTCAAACTTAATAGGATAACCCTGTGTTTTATTAGAACCATGACAGGTTAAATCTCTCTTTTCTGTTGATAATGTCTTATAAGACTTAGTAACAAACTCATAAGATGATAAGTCTATATTGTTATAGGTAAGCACCTTATCTATGTTACCATAATAAAGAAGAGTTTTATTAATACCTCCTGAAGTATTAATTTTAATAAGCTCTACTTGGTCAGAATTAAATAACTGTGGGGTCTCAATAGCTACATTCATAGCACTCTTAGTGTTAATAGTAGCTGCTGGCTCTACAGATGAATATTCATTATAGTTATCGGCTATTCTTTGTATTTCATCAAAATACTCTGTACATCCATAATAGATATTAGCCCATTTCTTATATTGTAATTCAGCAGTCCTTCTCCAAGCATTCTTAAGCTGCCCTGAAGTTAAACTATCCTGATTATTCAAAGAGCCATTCCTATGCCAAGGGTATACTTTCCAACCATATAAAATACTCTGTCCTTTAAAAGGAGTAAGGTTTTCAGAATCATATACATCTACTTGGCTATCAACATAATAACCACCTGCATATCTTGTAAAGTCTACATCTTTTAAAAACTGTGCATCCTTACTAAGCCCAACACTCTTAGTAGTACAATAGATATTGGTAGAATAGTTTAATTCCTTTTGTAGCTTCTTATCAGCATTCTCTCCTGTCATTCTGATAGGTAAAGGATTACTGATATTGGTAGCTCCTATAATCCTCAAAGAGCAGTTCTCAAAATCTGATTCTTTCAACTCTTCTCCTACTTCTAACTCAGGAGAATTGAAAGTAAGGATATTACAATCTAAATAAAAGTACTCTTTAAAATACTCTGCAAACTTACTATTCTCTAACTTCTTTGTAGTACCATTATCTTTATATTCTATATAAGGAAAGATAAGATAAGGCTCAAAGTTATTCTGTATTTCATCATTACCTCCAAATAAGCCTACAGGAGCTGTTAAAGACATATTATGTCTCTCTACGCTATTTACACTGTGATAACCATTATGAGCATTGATATAGTTCTCATTGGTAAATCTGAAATACCACGAAGCCTGTGCATAAGGAGAGTTAGTCATCCTGTCCTTTACATTATACACAGTAGGAGATAATAACCCTTGACAGATAACTTTTCTATCAGACATCAAAGGATATACCACTACAGGCGCCACTCTTCTAAATCCTTCGGCCTTAAGAGCCACTACAGTATCACTGTCTAACTTATATTTCCATGTGCCTGTACTATAAGTGACAGAGTAATCTGCTGTATTTTCAGCATGTAATACAGGTACTTGTGTTTGGTCATAATCTCCTAAATAAAGAACATCAGACCAAGAACCATCTTTATATTGAGCTATATATCCTAATCTGTAATTCTCTCCAAACTTAAATCTCTTAACAGCATAACTACTTCTGTTGTTGTCAACATCATAATTACCAAATAGTCTATCAGAAGGATTATAGGATGTTTTATCTAAAACACCTTCATAACCTATAACAGCAGGTAAAACTTCATTCTTATTGGTATTAAGCTGTAAGGTTGTATAATCCTGCAAGGGAACCTTATTAACAGGTATAATCCCTATCAACTTCTTAACTTGTTTTATGTTTCCTAAGAATAAGGTATTATCCTTTTGTGTTATGTTCTTAGCTATAAAATTCTCTCCCCCTATAAAGAGTAAAGCAGTGGCATCTATAGTATGCCCATAAGTACCTGTATCTACAATAGTAATACTTCCCTTTGTAGTAGTCTTAATATAAGTTGCACTATACTCCGCTTGTACATAAGTAGCTTTCTTTACAGCACTTCCTGAAGGAGCATAAACTGTCAAGTTTAATCCTTGGCTATCAGGATAATAAATGGTATTTGAAGAAGTATCATAGAGGACGTATCTATCACCTAAATCAGTTCTATTAAAATAGAAATTTGTTTCGAGATAAGAGCCTCCTAAGATAGATGTAGATGATTCTTGTGGGTTATAATGATTGAAATCATCTACGCCTCCTGTAATAAGGTCTAACATCTTGATGTTATCAAGGCTAACGTCTAATATAGTTTTTCTTTTATTAGTATTATGAGGGTCTTTAGGAAGTAGGTGCTTAGCACCTAACTGATGAGTAGTACTTACTTTAGGGATATTATAATCCCCTACTACCCTACACTGTGGAGTGGCATTTTCAGAGCTTCTTACAATAGCATATAATCTCACATAATCAAAGGTAGTATCTAATCCTTTTAAATTAATATGAAAAGAACAGTTGCTGACAGTATCTGCCTTTAAACCTCTATTTTTAGGAGAGAGATAATATAAAGGAGACTGTTCTACTATCTTTGATTCCTGATGGAACTTATTAAAATAGGAAAAAGCATATTGCACAGTACCTGCTGAAAAAGAACCTCCTGTATTATTTTTAATAACTTCCATGGTATGCTTAAGAGCTACTTCAGGAGCAAAATCTATATGAGTGGTAGCACTGTCATACTCTTTATCCACAGCAATATTTAGCATTCTTGTCTGATGAATACCATCTACCCAATAGACTTTTTGTAAGTTATCTTTCTCATATACTCCTATAGCTTCTATAGGATGCTTATAATCAAAACCTAAGTTACCTCTATAGAGAACCATTCTTTTAACAATAGTTACATCACTGTCTTTTGTAAATGTATAACGCATAATCATACTATCGTAGGTAGCAGTAATCATGCTTTGTTTACAATCTAAAAAGAGTATAAGATGGTTATTTAAGACAGTATGTCCTACTATTACAAAAGGAATAGTAGTCTTGTCAAGATACTCAAACTCTTCTTCTGTACAAGTATTTTTAAAATTAATATCTTCCCAACTTGGAGTTAACTTTAATGTACCTTTCTCATTGTGAATAACATAACCATGATTACTATCATCCCTTGTGGTAATTCTTATATTCAAAGCATCTACAGCTGAATCTGTTTTTATTTTAGATTCAGCACTATCTCTATCTAAGCCTAAGATAACATGTAAATCTTTCTTATTCATCCTTGATGTTGTTTAATATATTCAGTATCTCCTAATGTCTTAAATCCTCTGCTAAACTCCGTATTACTTGGTAACAACCTATGGAGCATACTTGTAATACTTTGCATTTCACTAAGAGAAGGAATCTTATATCTATTACTTACTTGCCCAGCAGCAAAGTAATACTGTTGTTGTATATTCTGTAAGATAGCCATAGAAGCTAATTTGCCACACTCAAAAAGTGTAGTAAAACATTGTAATCTAATATACAACTCTAAAGCTCTCATAAAGACAGTATCATCAGGAATTAAAGGCAAGCCTTCCTCATCAGTCTTCATAGTTTTATAAGCTATCTCAATCTTACCTTCCTTAAAGGAAGTATAGATGATATCCCCTTGTATCTTAAAAGATAACTCACTTTCTATATGATTCTGTTTTTCATTGAAAGTATCTGTCATTGCTCTTAGGAACCTCTTACTACAATACTCTCTTACCTGAATAACCTGTATAACCTTACAAGGTAGTTTACCTCTATAATCTTTAATATCGATAGTATCATTTCTATCTTCATAGATAACAGGTAAACCCATGATTCTAATAAAGTCCACAGCATATTGTATAGCTGCTTCTAAATTAAAATCCTGAAGCATAGGATGCCTTAGCACCCTACTTATCACCTCTCTTATATTAGTATATTCGAGCTTGTCTATCATAACTATGTTTATTTAAAGGATATTCCATTCCATCTTTAATAGCTGCACTTAAAGCATATTTAAAAGAAGTAGCAGCATGAAACATTGCAAAGAGTTTAAACTTTAGATTAGAACGATAAGCTTTACATAAATAGATGGTATGTGTATCATTGTTATCAAAATACACAAATACTTTGTTTTTCCTTGCTTCCTCATCTTTAAACCAAAGTTCAGTAGTAGCTCCCCAATTAATTATCTTTCTATTAATCAGTCTACCATTCTTTATTTCAGGAGTAAGGTCTACTTTGATGATTCTCACATTACCCATTCCATAAGGTAATTTAAGAACACCACCTTGAAGGATATACTCTCTTTGCAACATTAACATCCTATTCATGATAACCCTGAATTTCTCTCTATTCATATTATATTCAGGCTTATCATCAGGAATCAGTGTCTTATAATGTCTGTGATAATCTTTATACCTATAACAGTTATGGGCTTTATTTTTTGGCCTACACCCTTTTCTTGTAGACCTAAACTGACGTAAAGCCTCTTTATCTATCTCTTCCATATTATCCTTCTATTTGCTGTTGCAGGTTATTCTTCATATTCCTTCTAATGAAAGTCATCATATCTGACATATCATCAGAAGCATTATTCTCACCATCTTCAGGTTTATAAATAGCAGCAGTGAGTTCTCTTACAACTAATTGAATAAGATTATTTACCTGATTATCTTCTAAGGGATATTCCCTCTCCAAAATATCACAGTCCTCACCGTTACATCTATTAGCTAAATCTGATGCTTTATCAGCATCTTCAAATATAGCAGTAATGCTTGCACTCTCTAACATAGAGAATTGAGGATTTCCTGATGTAAAATACAAATGGCCATCAGGATGTAAACTGCAATAAATGATATTCTTCAACCATTTATTATAGCCTACATATTTCATTCTATTCCTACTTACATAAGCTATCCTATCGTCATTATAGAAATCTATAGGATATATCATAGGTTCTCCAAAACCCTTAATGATTGGAGGTATCTCTTCTTTGCTTCTAAGGAGAGTTTTACCTTCACAAGGTATATTATTATTAACAGGTTCTAAGGTAAGACAGATAGTCTGATAATTAGCTTCTGATATAGGTTTAGGAGCTTTAGTATCATATTCCATCTTTAATATCTTAGCCCTATATTTATTACATAGAAATCTGATGTGGTCTAAAGTAAAATAAGCATCATCACTTATATTCTTTAGCTCATCATTAATCATGTATAATAATTCTTTGTATTTCATTATAGTAATATTAAATAAATAACCTTTGCAAATATACTTAAAACAAATATATAAGCAAAGGTTATGATGGTTTTAATAGAAGTTATATATTCATATAACTCCTAAATTCTCTTTTATTCTCTCCTATAGGATATACATTATACTTATAAGTATAGGAAGGATTATGCTTTACAGGGTTATTTAACATACACTCCTGTGAAGTCATACAAGCAAATACTCTTCTAAAGGTACTTTCCTCTTCAGGAGATAAAAAGGCTTCATAATCCTCATAGAATCTATAGGTAAGTAAAAGTCTCAATAGGTTAATATAACCTACTCTTCTTTTATACCCATAGTATTTCAAAGTATGATAATAAGAAGCCAGGCCTTGTGTAATTAACAATTTAATATTATCCATGACAACCACATCCTTTAATCTTACTACTTTCAGGGGCTATACCTTTTAGTTTTTTCCATAGTTCTATAGCCAGCATATAGTTTCCTGTATCTAAAGCTAACTTAAAAGCATTATAAAGTAATAACCAATTCTCATAACCCATAGGTACTTCACAGTCTAAAGATAAATCTTTGATATAACCCATACCTAACTTAAAAGGTATCTCTTCATCATAGAGTACACATAAGGCTGTCATCACATCTTCTCCACAAGGAGTATTAGGAGAAGGGGTGCCTTTAAGAGTTACCCATACAAAGAGTAAATCATCCTTATGTAATTTCTCTTTATAATCTTTCAGGTTGAAAGAGACACTTGCTGTCTTTAAGGTAAAAGCATCAAAGTCTGCCACCTTAACAGCAGATGCTGAAGGTCCAGCCTCTATAAAGGTATCTTGATTATCTATCTTAAAATCTTTAATAGTGATGTTTGAGAGGTAAGGCTTATCTTTGACTTTCACATCAATAATAGCTTTCTCACCTCCCCAAGTCATCCTACATTCAAGGAAATCTACCATCATAATGATTAAAAATTTAATGTTTAAACAATAAAGGAGGGTCATGAAACCCTCCTTATATGAAACTAAAACATAGTACTAATATTAGTCCAAATGAGCAGGACTACCAGCAGCAGCACCTGTCATAGTATTAATACTTGCAATAAATGCAGTAGTCTTAGCAGTAGGAACAGCTATCTGAATATCCTTTTCAGACTTACCTGAATCCATGCACTCACCCTCATCAAAATAGTGAATGGTAACTACATCATAGGTAGCATTGAGGTCTGTCAAGTATTGAGTGTCAAAGTTATTAGGATAACCCATTCCTCTATACTCATCACCTCTTGTACCCATGCAGAAATATTCAAGGTCTGCAATCTTCTTGGCAGCATCATTGGCAGCAGTTGAAGCTCCCTTAGTGATAGTTGCCCATGCGGTGGTCTCTACACCATTTGAAAGAATAGGTGCTACACTTACCATAACAGGCATAACAGCTACAGGGAACTTACCTCTTTGCCAAGGTTGTTCAACCTCTGCAATATTGATAGTATCTGTAGTAACTGTTACCTTGATAAGGTTTTCTCTCTTAGTGTTAAGCTCCAGAGACTTACCTAACTTATCTGCAATGATGGCAGCAGTATCACCTGTAACAGCAGTATAAGCCCCTAATCTTACAGCAGTATCACCAGCACCACCTCCAATATAGTTTTGAAGATGTACCTTGATAATATAAGTCTGACCAACAGCTACTGTGACAATCTTAGCATTAACAGAATTCAGCTTAGTATTAAGATTAGCAGCCACAGTCTTCTTAGCATAGAGGATATTAGCAGGTTTAATCTTATCACTTGCTACTACACCACCATGCCCTTTCTGCTTAAAGTAGAGGGACTTGCCAGCAACACCACATACTGTAAGCTCTCCTAAAGTTGCAGGAGCAGCATTATCTGCACCCACAGCATTAGCTACATAAAAGTTTCTAACTTGATGAATTGAAAACATACTTGTATAATTTATAAATTAAACATTAGGAAGCATTCGCTACTACTCCTATCATTCTACTCTTAATAGCTGCACTGACAGCCATCTTTAAGATAGTATCATGGACAGAAGTATGTAGTTTGCAGTCCATTATATTAGAGTAGCCTTCAATAGTCAAATCTTCTAAAGGAGTTAATATGATAGGTGTAGGTTTCATAATATATCTTATGATATACTCTGAAATTGGGTAGGTAGAAATTAACTCTGAAAAAGATTCTCCTAAATCAAGCCTTAATACTCTCGTTTTACTTGCACCCTTGAAAGGGTTCTTAATCACTATATTGATATCATCATGTCTTACAGGTGTGACATCCATCACTTTCCCACTAAGACATTTATCTTCCATATCTCCTAATACAGCTTGTTCAGCTATAATGTACCAACAGTCATCAGGTCTCTTAAAGATAACACCCTTCTTAAAAGCATTAGCCTGTATAGTGGGTTCTGCCTTTACACCCTTCCCTTGCTTAATTAAAGTAATCAAAGATTCCCTTAAATACTCATTACCTTCAAAAGGCTCTCTGTGGATATTTTCATTACTATAATAATCTCTTACTAAGTCATTTTGAGCTTCTGTAAGAAACACAGATTTTTCATATTCAGAGAACTTTAAATCCTGAATAGAAGAGGATAAAGCAGTCTTATCATAACTGTTTACTAAAGTATCAAAAGCTGTACTAAACTCTAAGTAATTCATTATTCACTCCTTTCTCCTAACTGTGTTATAATCTGTGTGTTATCCGCAGGGTAAGAACCTTTTGCTATTTCCACAGCTCTTTGTACTATCTCTCTATGTATTTCCTCATTTAACTCACAAGGAGAAGTACCACTGTAAATAGGCTCATTGCCTACTTTCCCATCAATAGTTAAACCTTGATATTCTCCTACTAAAGGCTCTACAATAATAGGTCTTGGCTTCCTGATATATTTTAACTTGTAAGTGTAAACAGGTCCTGTTAAATAGGAAACAGTAGATTTTAGGACTATTCCATAAGTAGTATTAAAAGAAGCATCTTTCAACCTATCAAAGATATTAGGAATAACATAGGAAGCATTTCCGCCATTACCCTGTAACAATCTCCATGCTTGCTTTCTTAAAGGCTCTCCAAAAGGCTTAGATATCAATCTGTTATAGTCACCATTGGTAATAGGTAAGATAACAGCTTCTTTTGTTAAGACCTTATTGTTATTATCTTCTTTATAGGTATAGACTATCTTTAACTTCTCATTAATAATGAAAAGTAAGTCTTGTGGTAATACAAAAGCTACAGCTCTACTGTCTATTGTTTGAGGAAAAGCTGATACAGGTATTTCTGTATAGGCCACAAGATTAACAAAATCTATCTGCCTTTTAGCACTGTCATCAAAACCCTGTTTATATTTATTACCAAGAGGATTGAAGTATTCCTTAACTAACTGCTCTTGGGCTTTAGTAAGGAATACTGATATTTCATAAGAAGATAGTCCTGTAACAACATTACTATTGATGTTGTTATATAGAACATTAAACTCCTGATAAAATTCCTCTCTGGTCATACTATTTATTGTTTATCAAATTCATTAATCTTAGCCTCAATAAACATCTTCAATGTTTGATTGACAGGCTTGTTAATATAAGCAGCAGCCACTGAAAGAATAGCATCACCCTTATCACATAAAGGTTTACCATCAACAGTAAAGAAAAAACCATTTCTTACAATGACAGCTCCTACTTCTGCGCCTCTCTTAATAAGCAGTTTAGAGTAGAACATGGGGTCTTCTACAATCCTTAAGAAGAGCTTAGCATCTGCCTTGATAAGTTTATCAATCTTATCAGATAAGACGTCTGAAGAGGTATTTACAGCATAGGGTTTTCCTTCTGCCATTTCTAAGATAAATCTCATCTTATGCTTATCATCCTCAATCTTACCAAACTCTTTATAAGCAGCAACAGTAGCATTCACTCTCTTCTTGTTAGCCTTAGCCTCTTCTGTCTTATGCAAGATAACAAACTCATAAGTAGCTTTAGGTCTATTCTGAAGCATATCTAAAGAAGGAGCAATAAAGTCTTTATTAGCTAACAGCACCTTATATTTGATATAATCTTCAGGGACACTTAAATCTAAATAGTTATCTTGCTTCTGTAGTCTTACAAAGAAATTCTTCCAAAAGTTATCCTTTTTTCTATATACAGAGAGAGCGTTATCTTCAAGCCCCATAGCCTTCTCTAAGTAAGACTTCTCAGTCTTAGTAAGCACATCTACTAATTGCCCTGACCTAAGCATAGGAACAGTAAACCATCGTGAAGCCTCTTCAGACATACCACCATAGTTAATATGCTTGGGGTTATGGATTAAAGCAGATTCCTTAGGAACATGCTTTACAATAACTCTTTCATTTCTCAAAGGGTTTTCATTTACTTCCTCTTGCTCTGTATATACTTCTGCCATATCTTCTTGTACTACAGTTTCTTCAATCTCTTTAGGCTTTCTGCCTTTCTTCTTAGTCTCTTCCATTTATTATTCTCCCTATAATATTATTATTTAAATTAAAAGTACCTTGAGGGTATAATTAAATACCCTCAAGGTTGATAGTCGATATATTAAGAAGCTAAAATACTAGGTATAATAGCCATGGTCTTCGTGGGGTCATAAACAATAGTACCGAAAGTAGCCATCTTATGAACAGTTGCAGAATCTTCTGAATAGCTCATGTTGTTGATGTTTCTTTCACCTGTGAAAGGATTTCTAAATCCTGATTCATAACCTCTTACCTCATAGTCACCCTTAATAGCTGTCTTTTGGATATTAGGAGTTTCCTCGTCTGCACCAATATACCAAATATCAAATCTATAACTAAAGGCAACACCACCTTCAGGATGTAAGATTTTATTTCTTACCTTATCATCATAGAAGGGGTCTACATTAAGTTTTACATAAACACCATTAGGAGCCTGCCATTCAGTAACCTGATAGTCAGTAATTCTAACAGCATTCGTAGGAGCAAACTTTGAAGCTACCTTAGAAACAGCAGCAGGATTACCATCACTATGAGTGAAGATAGGCATCCATCCTGAAGTCTCCTTCTTAGCCTCTCTATTAAAGATAAGAGCACCTCTCTCACCTGTATTAATGACAAACTTTCTATTAGCAAAGTTTAGCTTACCTTCAGATAACTCTGACAAAGCATTGATAATCAACTTCATAACAGTAGTAGTGTCATTGTAATACATGGCATTAGCTACCTCTGATTGCTCAAAGATACCAGCACCCATTCTAATCACATTACCTGACTTGCCAAAGTTAAGGTATTCACCATTGGCATTTCTGTTGCATCTACCAAAAGCCATAGCAGTGTTCTTTTGGTCTTGGAACTCTGTTTCAAACTGCCAATCCACATAATGCATCCACATGTTTGAATTATCCTTAACCTGATTACCACTTGCATCCTGTTTAACCATAGGAATACCAAAGGCAAGTTTTCTATTCATCTTATTACCTGCTACCTTATGAGAAAGTCTGATAGTCGTCCAACCATTTCTCATAGCTACAGGAGCAGTAAAATGAATATCACCAACTTTTCTTGAAAGCTCTGCCTCTACAGGAGTATATTCAATAGAGAATCGCTCACCTGCAAGCAATCTTTCAGCAGGAATACCTTCAGTAATACCACCCATCAGCTCACAGCAATAGACAGCATTAGTACCTTCAAATCTTGCACTACCCTTCACTCTAATAGGATAAGCCTCATTAAGATTACCACCAATCACTGTACCATCAGGGAACCAATCTTCAGGGAAGACCAAGTAGAAGTCAGAACCACCAACACCTACATTGTTACCACCTGCTACTACAACAGTAGTACCATCCTGCTCTCTTGCTTCAATCAGAGGTACATTCTTCTTAGAAGAGCCTAATACATTCCAAAAATACTCTGTATCATCATCAAACTCCTTAGTAGGGAATTGATTCAGGAAAGTCTCCAAGGTATTACCTCTATTTGCTGCAAGCAATCTAATCATAATGTCAGAAGCTCTTTGAGGTTGTCTTTGGAACATAGCTCCTAAGTGATTATCAGAGGTTAAACCTGTCCAACCTGTAAATCCGAGTGTCTGAAATTTACCTAATTTACCAGCCATAATTCAATTTAAAATTTAATTAATACTTACTATTATCAAGTAACCATCCATCGTTCTTCATCACATCATTAAGGCCATTACCTCTATCACCTTCAGCATAAGCCAAACTACCACCCATAGGTGCTGTACTTAACTTTGTTTCAAAATCACTAAGACGAGATTTCACTTGCTTTTTAACTTGTTTGTTTATAATTCCATCTAAGCTCTCAAAGCCATTGGTTAAAGTAAAGAGAACACCTAAAGCTTTTCTAAACTCTACAGGATGTTCATCAGCATACTGTTGTACTTTAGTAACAGGGTTTCCATCAGTGTCTTTACCTACAATCTTAGTCATTACTTCATAAGCTTTCTGTCTTGTAGGAGTATCTAACTGAATACCCTTAAACACTTCTTTACTTTCTAAAAGAGATTTCTTAAACTCTTCAGCCTCTTTCTTTACTTTAGCCTGAGCTTCTTTCTCTTTTTCCTTAGCTTCATTAACAGTACTATCATACTTATTCTGATAGAACTGTTTAACACTTTCAAGAGCATCTTTAGCATCCTCTTTATCGGTACCTGCATCAATACTTCTCTTGGTTAAAGTTTTTGCTTTTTCCTCGGAAATACCTTTATTGATAAAGTCCTGATAAATGAGATTAGCTCTGATATTCTGCCCTTCCTCTGATTCAGCATTTATTCTATCTTCATCAATACTGTTTAAGTTATTAATGATGTTAGTATAATTCTGAATAGATTCCTGTGGAATACCATAGTCAAGAGCTTCTTTGATTCTCTTCTGCTCTTCAGTAAGTCTTGCAGTAACTTCTTTCTCAATAGCTTCTGCCATACTTTGAGCATCTTTGATACCATTTAAAGTCTCTTCATCTAAGTTTTGAAGATAGCCGTCTTCCCTCATAGCCTTGGCAAAGGAAGAGACAAAATTGTTATTGGGAGAAACATCCTCTTTTTGAGAAGACGGCTCTTCAATATCTTTTTTATTCTCTTCACCACCTACGCTCTTTGGTTTACTATCCTCGCCAAACAAATTTTCAGCAGTCTCTATAACCTCGGTAGTGTTTTTTACTTCTTCATTAAACTTCTCTTCCTCTTGTTTTTCAACACCACTATTAGTGGTTTCCTCTACTTTATCTTCCGTATTATTGCCAAATAACACAGAAGCATCTGTAAAAGCTGAATCATTTAAAACAAATTCTCCCATAGTCTTTTAAATTTATTACAAAATTAAATGTTATTTTATTGTTAAAATTTATGTTACATATTATCACTAATAGATGCTTATGATAAAACTAATAGCTAACAGTCAAGTACACCTTATCAGCACTCTTCATTCTCTTAAAAAGCCTGTTATAAGTATCTTTGCTGTTTAACACTTTTCCTTTAGCTTTATTCTCACCTACTAAGATACAGCCATCAGTATCTTCTGAAGTATTACCTGCATGGATTCTAATACCTGCAAAGCCTTTTACATTCATCACTAACGGCATAATTCTTTTAAACCTATTACTATAATTTAAGATAACAGTATAAGTCCCTGTAGGAATAGCTGTGATATGAGGCTTCTTTAAGAACATAATCTTCTCTATAGGCATGTTCTCTTCAAGACCCCTATCCTTATCTTCTAAGGTATCACAGAAATAAGCACCGTCAATATAAAGTTTACCTATTGTATAGGTATCCTTTAAAGCAATTCTTTTTACTTCAATATTCATTATTTATAAATTTTGTTGTATGCGTAAATATATAAGTAAGGCTTGGCTTCTATAGCCCATTCCTTTAATACCTTATAAATAGTAATACTATCAGGTCTGTACTTTAAATTATTCTCTTTCCAAGCTACAGAAATAATAGATAAAGGAAGGTTATCTTCATGTACAAAATACATAGCTTTATATCCTACCTCTGTCTCCCTCATTCTTAAGGAATAATCTTCATCTATCTTGTATAAATCTTTAGCACTACCTGCCCAAAAGTTATCTTTGTTTTCTCTTAAGTATCTATAAATATTCAAATCTCTTGTAGGAATGTCTACATATCTCTTTGAAGGGTCTCTGTAATATCCTGTAATCTTACTGATATTTCTTTTCTTTGATACCTTTTCATAGCCTTCATCCATATACTTAAAGTCTATATTTCCTGAAGTATATTTACCATTATGAAACAAAGAAATAAGACATCTGTCAGCATCTAAAGCCTTTAAGATGTTGTAAGATATATCATTGAGATTATCTTCTACCTCATCACTTAGGATAGCTTCTTTCATCTTATTTCTTACCCTTACAGAATCTACATCTTCAGCAGCATCTACTACTGCCTCTTTAGTGATATTCTTAATCACAGGTGTATAGTTCTTTAAACTAATATCTCTATTAAAGATTGAGAACAACGTATAAATTCCTAATATAATTACAATGTATAAAACTACCTTAAAGAAATTCTTAAGAGAAATACCCACAAGGAATTTATATACCTTCCTTGCACTATTTATGATTAATTCTACTGTCTTATCCATGTTACTTCACTATAGTTACAAATCTATTACTATCGGATTTAATGTAAGGATTTCTTTCCTTCACCTCCACATTAATCACAATATGTTTCTTTTGAAACCATCTTAATAAGAAAAACTTCTTAGGAGGCTCAATAGTCTCCTTCATTGCAAAAGTAATAATATATTTCTCACTCTTAAAGTAAGGACTTACTACTAAAGCATTTGGATAATGTAGACTAAGTTTAAGTCTATACCATTCATTATTTAATGTAGTGTCTATCTTTGTATTATTCTTAAAGATAGTATCTCTTAAATGTAGTGTGTCTACTTTAGTGATAGTTGTCTTTAAGTAACTGTAACTTACCAATGATTTAGGTTTTACTTTAAGTTGCTTCATTGTGCTTAATAATTCCTTTGATATATAATCATTAGCATTCTTAAGCTCTCTTACTTTTAACTCATACATCTTAGCTTTATCAGGTAAAGAATCTTGCTCTGCCTGCATAGCTTTAATAGTAATAACAGCTCTTTTGTATTCACTCTTATAATAGTGATATTCCTTATAACCTGCTATACATACTATCATCGTTACTATAAAAAAAGTAACATATAATGTTTTTAAATTTAAGTACCTCATTTTATTCAGCATTTTTATGAGTAAAAGCAGAACCATCTAAATCTCCTGCTATTCTTTCACCTCTATTTATAGTATCATCTATCAAAAATTGCATGTTAAAAGCAAGGCCTATAGAATCGGGTAAAAAGCCTCCTATAAAGAAGTTAACTATTTTATCTGTAAAGGTTGAGAAGTCATCCATCTTTACTACACAGATAGCTTCATTCTTAGTGCAAGGAGCATCAAAGTCTATAAATAGGAACTGTAATTTATTACCTAAATTATAAACCTTAAACTTATTATAATAAGAAATACCCTTTCTGACAGGAATATCTATATACAAAGATGCAAGCGTATCTTTATAATAATTTAGACTATTGGCTACAGCATGAGGATAAATTCTTAAAGTTCTCTTATCGTCTTGAAGTACTACTAATTGATTAATCTTAGTAGGAATAGCACTCCATGGCTTACAAATTCCTCTATATAATAGATTATGGTCTACTTTCCAAGTAGTAGGATTTATTTGTTTTCTCTCTAACAGAAGACCTGTGTAAATCAAGGTATTTACTAAAGAAGTTGAGAGAGCACTATACGATATAGAATTATTAGCAATATACTCATTTTTGAAAGCATACCCTAAACCTGTTATTGTGTGCAACTTTGTAGGGTCATCAGGAAACTCATAGAGTTTTAGAGTACACCTATCAGTTAAAGGTAATAACCAAAAAAGAACAATATATTCATGTAAAGAAATAGTCCTGTTTTTATTATAAGCATACTCATAATGTAAATTAGGGTCAGGTCTTGTAATAAAACAATCTTTCTCTGAAAAATTGTTATCCGTAGGAGTTGCTTCTACTTTTCCATATATCTCACAATTCTTAGAATCATGAGAACCTACCAAAACTTTCTTATCTGGATAGATTAAGTTCTTATTATATTTCTTAGAAATACTATTAAAGAATGCACCAACATACCCCATAGGGAATAATTGATATTCATTACTGATAGGATATAATGATAATCTTATTTCTAAAGTTCCTGTATTGTCTACTTTAACTTTATAATAAAAAGATTGCCATATTACACAAGTATCTCCTTCTGAAAAATTTTCATCATAAGCGCTCTCTCCCATGTGATAAGGATTACCTCTCATAGAAGCATAAGGACTGCCACCTGCTATCATACAATTTCTCAATGTATTATGCACAGGTAATGTGTAAGACAGAGTTGGGTTACCTACTCTCTCTATATTATCTAAAGTCTTAAATCTTACACCATAGGACAGCATATCTTCCATAGCTGTAAGATTAACAGTAGCTCCTTTTAAGCTATTAATAGCATTAGTATTATTCCTAATGTTATCTTTATTAGTATTAACTTTGGGAGTTAAAGTATTTATATCATTCTGAAGAGAGGTAACTTTACCCTCAACGGCAGTAACTTTTGTTTTAAGGTTATTTACATCTGTTTTAAGATTACCTATATCTGTCTTGTTAATATTAATCTGTGCTTTATTAGCAGTGTTATCTGTCTTTAAAGCATCTATATCATTCTTGTTGGTAGTAGCTTGATTATTAATTCCTGTTATCCTACTGTTAATAGCAGGAATAGTAGAGTTATTAATAGTAGCTACACCATTCTTTAATTGCTCTATCATCGGTTTTCTTGCATCTAATGTAGCTTCGTTAGATGTGATGCTCGCTTTATTGGCATCTATCAAAGGTTTAAGATTGCTGTTGATATACTGCTGTACAGTATTAGTAACATCTGTTTTAATTTGTTGTAACTGTGTAGGATTAATGGTATTACTGTGTGCTTCTAAAGTAGATAACCTGTTTTTAATATCTTGCAAATCTTGTGGAGACAAGATACTTGACAGGTTAATCTCTTTCCATGCTTTACTTGCCTCATCATAATACTTACTGATGAGTGATACACTTAACCCTGATATATTTAAAGATAGCCAAAGTACTGACTTATCTAATGGCTCTAAACTTCCAAATACTACTTGCATACTTAATATATTAAATTAACATGATAATAGTTCTCTTCTAAACACATCTTAAGATATTTAATTTCTTCTTCTACAAAGATATTATCTTTCAATGTTAACTGCAAGGAGACAGAGTGATTTACTTTAGGTAACACAGCTAATAACTCTGTTAAAGAAACATTAAAATTCTCTTTATGAGGTAAGGTAATATCTAAAGATTTAATATTACTATTCTCTATACTATACAATAAGGATAGGTTATTCTTATCTACACTGTTGGTATAATCAATAGATAACTTCTCGATAGTAGCATTTATAAATACTTCTGTGCCTTTAATACTACCACCATTATCTATAATAGTAACATCCTTAAAAGTACTATTCTTAAACATCCAATACAAGGAAACATCATTACACAGCTCTAAGGTTATGTTTGTATTAGGAGCTATAATAGTATTAAAAGTACTATTGAAATCTGTAACATGTTTTCTATACCTATCCTTAAAAAGAGTTTCTATAAGGAGTACCTTCTCTTTAAATGAAACATCATCTTCTATACTATTAGACAATAAAGATTGAGCTTTTAGTTCCCCTAAAAGATAACTCATACTATGTTCTTTTAAAGAAGACAACAAGAAGATAAAGTTATCTTTATCTTCAATATCTGAAAGAAGATAATCTAATACCTTCGATTTCTGTTGATTATCTCTAATAACAGGAGAGTAAGGATTACCTGTACTATCACATTCTGTAATGCTGTAACCATAAAAAACTAAATCTTTTCTATTAACAGGAGGCAGAGTATTATTGAGATACCCTTCTGTAGTTATGATGGGATACTTCTCTTTTAAGATATCAACCATTTCCTGTGAAAGATTAACTATATGAGATAATTTAATATCCCATAATTCTCCATCCTCTGTTCTTATAAACTTATCATTTGTATATAATGCTTGAAGAAGGTCCATACCTTGCAGTGATTTATCATTACCAAAAATACCATCTATTAATAAAGTATGCTTAACTTTACTTGTAACATCCAAATGATGTAAGAACAGCTTACACTGTTCTTTGGTATCTATATTTCCTACTTGAATAGTAAATATCTTAGGTGTTTCATCTCCTATATACATAGGAGAAGGAACAACTAAATTGGTAGTAGCATCATTCCTGAAAATAGTAATATCAGGTAGTGCTCTGACAGTATTAACATCTATAGTAGTATCTATCACCACACCTTCAAAAGTTTCTACCATTGAGGGAATTTTATTCCCATTGATATAATTATCTCTATAGGTGACGATAGGCACCTCTACCTTCTTCTCTACTTCTTCACCTGTCTCTATAACAAAAGGAGGTTTGGTGTTTAAGGTCTTGATATAGTTATCATCTATATACATTTTAGCCACAGGTCTCCATCCACTGTTAGTGTAGATGTAAACCAAATTACTACCATCCTCTTTATACCAAAGCACAGAAGTACTTGGTGGCTCTGCTATTCCTTTGTATATTTCCATTTCTTTAAGGTTTAAACACTAATCTGAATGTACCATAATAGTTACCATTGTTATTATACATGTGAATACCAAATGGTTGTATCAAGGTGTTAAATTGAGGCAGTTGAACATAAGGTGTAAATCCTTTAGTCATATTAGGATTATTAGTATTACAAAGGAATGCCAAAGCATTGACATCTACACCTGTCTTAGGTTTAGGATAATAATACTTAATATTACCTTTTGTAGTGGCGATGCCACCATAATATAACTGCATTTCAAAAGGTTCGTGAAGCCCTGCACAGGTTATCTTAGTATTTTCAAATGTACCTGAAAGAGCACAAGCATAAGAATAGAAATTAACTAATCCAAATAAATTAATTCTATTCTCTTCTACTGTAAAATAAGGATGAAAGATAGGCAGTTTAGTAGGTGTAAAGGTTACACTTGCTATATCGATAAAAGAATTATGGCTTTCTATCTCTGACTTATTTACATATTTATTATCTCTTGCAATAATATCATAAAGTAATAACTCACCTTCTTTAACATTTGTTCCTAAAGTAATAGTACAATTCCTACCATCTTTACTAAAGAATTTGACAAGCGTACTTCCTATACCTAATAAGAACAAACAGTTAAATACCCAATAGCTCATGTATTTCTCAAATGTATTTACCTTTGAAGGAATAACATTTGGATTTATACTAGACATAGCAGTAGGAAAAGCTGCCTTTGTATATTTAGTTATATTATTGTTATTAGTGTATAATAACCTACTTATAACTATTCTATCTATAACAGCAATGGATGTATCTAAATAAATATAGAAGACAACATGCCTGCAATCATCAGATACATGGTAATAACATTTGATAGGAGGAAGCTGAATAAAAGGATAACTCTCACTATCTTCAAATAAAGATACAGGTTTATACTCTGTATGAGGTCCTAAATAAGAAGTAGGAGTTTCATCAGGTTTTACATAAGCAAAGCTAAATACCTTATTAAACTCATTGATATCAAAGTTACAAGACACTGAAAGTGTTTCAGTATCTATCACTTCACTTGCCCTGTTAAAGTCAAAGCTAATCTTAAAATGAGGAACATCTTTAATCTGATTTACTTTATTTAAATGGTCTACCTCACTCTTTAAGCTCTCTATATGCTCATTAGCTGTCTGTAGAGAGTTAACCAAGTTATTCACAACACCTGCTAAGGTAGTAGGGTCTGCTGTTAAAGCCTGCCACCCTTTATTACCATAAGCCATAGCATTAAGGTTATCCCCCGTATCATCAGGTTTTAACCATAATGCTTTTTTATTCTTAGGCTCTTTATATCCTTTATAAATCATATTCTTAATTTAATCTTACTCTTACATAAGCCTTGTCTGTAGGCTTCAAACATCTTACAGGAACATAAGGGAATATCTGCCCTGAAGCACTGAAAGCTTGTACTGCAAAATCCTTCGTAGTACTCCAATCCATTGGTTCAGCTACCATAAACTCGTACCATGATTTAGTCTTTTTATACTTCTCATTTTCTGTCCAGCATCTATGGTAACCACTATAGAATTGTTGTTCCATTCCATTCAAGGGGTCTATCTCCCTTCTATACATTTGAATAGTTCCTAATGTATCAGCAAAAGATAATACATCATTTTCAAAAGTACCACCTACAATAATGTTTGCATTATTAGCTGTACTTATCCAATCCCTCATACCAAAGAGGTTTATCCTTCCACCTTCTAAAGTAAAGTAGGGTTTAAACTGTGGGAATGTAAAGTTAGGGTCTTTCGGCAAAGGAGAAGAGAAATCTAAAGCCCCTAAAGGTAATGAATCTTGCAGTACCTTATATAAAGAATAGCCTTTATGACCCACAGCACCATCCTGTGTACATGCAAAACAGTTAGTGTTATAAGTGTGCATCAAAGTCATTGCAATGCCTAATAAGGTAAGATTATTATAAGTTCTGAAGCTCATAATACGTCTTTCCTTATATTTCTCTTGTATAGGTGAAGCAATGCTTTCTGCCTCTGCTTTAGTTACTAATGTAGGATCTTCTTTAATCTGTGCTTCTGTAGTTGGCAGACCACCTACAAAATGCTCATTATGTAAGTACCTGTTAAACAGAATCCAATAATCTTTATTGGTTATACAATAAAGATAGATGGATAATGTATAACTACTCTTATCAAATACTTTGAAAGCTCTTAAGTTAGGTACTCCTACACAAGAGTAGTTAATACCATCAGTAGTATTGGCATCTACATAATTACCTGAAAAACTACTACCGTCCCTATAAGCCAATTTAAAGGGGAAGAAATTTAAGAATTTATCCCTATCAAAGTTACAAGATACCTGTAATGTACAATCACCATACAATGTCATAGGATAAGGATTAGTGAAAGTAATCTTCACATGTGGTATACTGTTAATATACTTCAAGGTAGACACATCAGTCAAATCACTATTAGCAGCCTTCAGTGTTTCTACTTCTGAATTTAAGGAAGCTATTTGGTCTAATATAGGTTGTAGATTAACAGGGGGAGTGGGTGTAGGAGAGCCTGCACCACCAGCACTTGTAGCTTTTACCCATCCTTTATTGGAATAGGTATATAATACATTCTCACCATTTTCAGGTTTTACCCAAAGTTTAGTCTTATCTTTAGGTTCATCAATACCAACATGTATAGCCATAGTTATTTCTTTTTATCTTTATTGTTAATACTTTCTTTCTGTATATCTAACTTCTTATGGTCAAGCTCCAACTTCTTATTAAACTCTCTAATCTGTTCTTTGAGTTTCAATCTCTCATGTTCTGTTTGTGGAGCTACAATACCATCATCTGTGTTCTTAATAGTAGCAGCATTTACATCAGCTTCTGCTTGTATCTGCGCTACCTTAATCTTAGTCTCACTATCTAAGTCAGCCATATATTTCTTCAACTCTAAAGCTGCTTGTTCCTGTGCTAACTTATCTTCATTCATCTGCTGTTGAGCTTTCAGATTCTCCTGCTGTGTTTGTTGAGCTTGCTGAATCTTTCTCTGCTCACTCCTTTCAATAATTCTTGTCTTCTGTGCAATACTTGAAGAAGACCATATCTTCATCAAAGCACTCATGTCTACAGTACTATTCTGCATAGCTGCCTGTGCTATCATATCAAGTTTCTGTAGTAATTCCATAGAGTTATTATCACTATCTACAGATAAACCATAATCATTAAGAGCAAACTCATCCCCATCAATTTCCATCACTCTTTGTGAGATATCTGATGTGATATATTGAAATTTAAAAGTCTTTCCTCTCATAGCTATCTTTGCTGCTTCAAGGAATGCTTCTAATACTCTTTTCTTAGTATCATCATGAATATTAAACAAAGCCTCTGTAATATAAGAAGACTGTAAGGTAGCTCTTTCAACACCTCCTACAGTTTCTCTATTACTTACTTGCCCTTCTCTTTGTCTTGATATTCCTGCTACTTCCCCCATTTCACTTTTAATCCATTCAAGCAGATTCATCATCTGTTGAATGTAATTACCTGTGTTTGAGGAAATCATACCTCTTGAAGCGTTGTTAAGGTTACCTACAAGTTTACCTTGTGCAACACCTGCATTTCCTTCCTTAAAGGAATCAACTACTCCTATATGATTAATCTTGGCAAAGTATAACCATTTCTGTACATCCCACTCATCAGGAATTTTAGCCAAATCCACTTCAAGAATATCCCCCCAATTAGCTGCAATAGCATCGTTTAATCTATAATGAAGGATATCATAGAGATAGTTATAATGTTTCATCATATCTACCAAGGAGAATGGTTTATCATCATTGAGATTGTAGATAGTCCCTATAATACCAAAATGACACTTTGAAGGATTAGACATCCTTGTAAACTGTACAGGTCTTGGTCTCATGTTAACAAAGATACCACTATTAGTATTAAAAGTATCTGTAGGATTAATACTCTTATTCCCTCCTATCAGAGTTCCTTCCCATGCCTCATTAATCCATAGTGTAGTAGCTTCTTCTCCTAAGTCTTTCCTTACTACATAGTTCTCTGCATAATAAGAAAAAACTTCCTCCCCTGTTTCTTGATTATAACTCTTTACTTTAAGTATCTTTCTCTTTGATTTCCAATATACTCTAAGTACTCTGATGTTTCCTAAGACATCATAAGGCATGAGAGATTGCAAATTCCTACCAAAGAAAGCACTTGCAGGGGTTTCAAAATTATATCCTGACAGGAAGGTATTGACAAATCCTAACCTCTCATCCCTATTACCCATACTATCTACAGGTTGGCTATTATAGGTATTTATACCTTCTATAAAGTCAATATCTTTAGGAGTAAGCTCTTCATAAAAGGTATCTATAATCTTTCCTGCTGACCAATAATCTTCAATGATTACCACATCAGCATCTTCTATTCTATTGGAATAACCTGATTTAAAGACATGTACCTTTAAAGGATTAAGTCTCTCTAAGGTAGGTTCACCTCCTACTATATCTACTTGATAAATCTCTTCCCCTACAGTTAAAGCATCTACAAAACCATGATTGAAGATAACAGGCATGTTAAGTTCTTTCTTATAATGGTTCAGTAACTCATTAGCTCTTAACTCCATAATATCCTGCCATTCATAGTTAGCATAGTCATCTAACTTCTCTATCTGCTTGTTATACTCATCTTCTGATAAGTTCTCATCTTCAATGAGTTGTTTCAGAGAAACAAACAGCATGTTCTTTTTATTCTCTTCAACCTCACTGATAGCATCAGGATTGGTGACAACTACTCTATAATCAAAAGGTCTTTTTATCTCTTCACCTCTAAGCACGTTAATCTTAGAGTTCATGATAGGATAATGCTGTATAGTATTAGGGATAAAGTTAGCCTGTATGTTATCAGGATTTAAGATAAGTTGCACATCTTGCATGTGTATCTTACCTTCTAATAAATCATAGTTAATCTTCTTATGAATTACAGATTTTCTTACCAAAGAGTAATTAAAGAAGGTTTTATTATCAGCCCATAAGACACATTGTTTTCTCCATTCAGTAGTCTTCTTACTGAAGGATAACATTTGTCTTGGGAAAGAAAGTACTCCATTCATATCAATACCTTTATTTTACTTGCAAATATAGAGATTATTATTTTATGTAAGTGCGTTATAATTTATTATCTAACTGCTTATTATCTACTTTTTTAAACTTAACATCATAATTACTTGAAAAAAAATTATCATTCCCTTTATGTGAGGCATCATGCTTCCTCTCTGCCTGCTGTGGATTACCTGAATAAAGTATCATCTTATCTTCTCTAAGTAACATCAACATTCCCATAGCAGATACTCTATCAAAGTTACCATCAGGATTCCATTGTGATAATTCTTCAAGTAAGGCTTTACACCTTAAAGTATATAACCTCTTAATAGTCACCTCCTTTACCTCATCCCCTTCTTTCTTTTGTATAGTAACAGGAGAGATTAACCAATCTCTTATTAGGCTTCTTGCAGCATCATTGATAGGCTTTGAAGCATTAGTACCTTTCTGTTTATTACCATAAGAATCCTTACCACTACTATCCCTATCCTTTAGAAACTCTAAAGTATCTGTTAAGAGATAGCTGCAATTCATTCTTTGAAAATAAGCAAACAGTCCTTTCTTATTATTCTCATAGTTAAGTCTTGCATTATAATATAAGAGAAGAAGCCTTACCTGTTCATAATAATCATTGGCAAATAAAGGTCTACCTGTATATTCAGCAACTATTGTGTCTGTCCATAAGTCAAGGATAAAAGTAGAACCTAAAGAAGTGGTCTGTGAGGCATCATCATCATAAGGGTCATTACCTGCAATATATCTACCTGCAAAGACTTTCCCCTGTTTATTTTTCTGTGGTAATTTAAATATCTCTATAGCCCCTTCCAATTTATTATCCTTATGAGGAAAGAACCTGATAGGTACATCTGTAGTTACCTTGAATTCAGGATTACCATTCTTAATCACCATCTTCCCTGTATAGACATCATCATACTCTGAAGGATTACTGTCTAACTGTAGTATTCTCTCCTTTAAATCTGATACAGGGAAGATAGTACTACTTCTTCTCATGATAGCATCTTGCAGTGTGATAGGGTCTTCAGCTTTTGTTCTTGTCAGCTGCATAGGGTCTGATGTATTATACTTGGCATTATACCTTTCCACACATATCTCTAATAGGGCTTTAGTAACATCGGATATACCATCTTTATTATAGCATCCTTTTCTATTCACATAAGCAGGAAAACACCATATAGATACACCCTTACCTTGTTGGGATTTATCCCATACATTATCAAAAGCCATCAGGTAATATCCTTTAGGACGGTAAATCATTTCTAAAGCACCGCTAAAATCAGAACCTTCAGAACCACCTGTACCTATTAATATCATCTGACCAAAGGCTTTACTCCCTTCTCTTACAGACCTAAGCATCACATTATAGACATCTGTTATCTTAGGAAAGGCACCAAACTCTTCACCTATGATAGTGATACTTCTCTTACCTCTTGGCTTATCAGGGTCATCTTTAATGGCTACTCCCATCACCTGATTTTTAGTTCCCTTTTTAGCTCCTGTATCTAAGTCTATATAACCCATCTGCCAAAACATTTCCCCTAAAGAAGACTTTAATCTCTTTGAAGGGAAATTAGTATTTTCAGCAATGAAGTCTATCATATTTTCAAACTTATTCAGTGTACCATCTTTAGTAAGATATTCCCTTGTATAAGCCACTATCATCCCTCTGACATTCTTTGAGGATGTTTTATTCTCCCCTATGATAAAATCCTTTGATAGCTTTGAAGCTGTAGAATAAGACTTTGAAGAACCACGCTTTGATATCTCTGCAAAATTAAGAGCTTTCTGTCTTGCTTGATACCATCCTAATGTCCTCCATAATATTCCTTCCCAAAATTCAGGAAACCCATCTACTCTATCTGCCATATCAGAATCTTCATAAGTAACAGTCTTCTGTATCATCACATAATTTAAATACCAATACATATCTCCTGTTACCCATGCACCATCTGAAGGTCTTATATAGCCTTCCCAAGCTCTCCTTACTTCTTCTTTCACCCATTTCATATATTCTGAATTGGGGTTTCTGTTAGGTCTTAAAGAAGTGAAAGTACCTGTCTTTTCAAAGTGTATAGCTGTAGGTCTGAAATAATCTATATCCTCTATGATAGGAGGATTAGTCAGGTCTATAATAGCCCTGCCTTTTTCATCCCTTGGTAAGTCTTTACATAAAGGTCTGTTCTTTGACACTAGCCTCTGTATAAAAGGTACACTATAGAAGTTCTCTAAAAACTCTTCTTGTACTTCTTTAGGATACTGCTCTAAGTGCAAGTCCTCTATAGGTGTCTGATATTTATTTAATTCCATCTTTTATAGTATCTAAAAGTGTTGAGGATTCATCCAAAAGAAAATAAATACAATTCTCTTCAAGTGTGCTGTAAGCACTATCTATATGAGCAGACTTAATTGAGGAAGTAAAGAGTTTAATCTTATTGACACCTTCTATATAATAAAGCTCCATAGTGACACTCTTAATAGCCTTAATGAGAGAAGATTCCTCATAATACTTCTTTATAATCACCTGCCCTTTAAAGCCTTTATGACTTAATAGTTTATTGAATATATCTATTACTTGCATACTATTATTTTAAAAATAGCCTAAAACCCATCTTCAAACATTGAAAGGTCAGTACCTCTCACTCTACTCTGCTCACTAATCTCCTGCTCTACCTTTTGTTCAAGCTCTTGTAACTGTGGAACTAAATCAGTAACATTCTTTAGAGCTGTAGTAACAGTACTCACTTGATACTTTGGTTTACCTTTATCATCTTCTTCTGTAAGGTCTATATTCTCTAAGAACACTCTTACCCTATCACAGGCTTTCCTTGCACTTTGTAGTAACTCAACTCCTTTAGTAACAGTATGTTTCCTATAAATATTCATAGCTTCCTGAAGGAGCTTTGAAGGTTTAAAATCTTTAGCTAACCCCTCTTGCTCTATGATAGCTTTAGCTCTTAGAGTGTCATCTATAATATACCCATAGGTACTCCTTGGGTCTACCATAAAGTATAAATAACTCATCTGTTCATAGAAATTCTCCTTATCTTTTGATTTATCCTTACGGTATAACTCTCTGATAGGTCTTACTAACAAAGCCTCATCAGCTATCTTTAATTGGTAATTGTCGAAATTTAGTAGTTTCATATCCTTTATCTTAAAAAATAAAAGACCTAAACTCTTATTTAGGAGATAAGAGAATAGGTCCTTTGCAGGTAAGAACAATCTTATAATGTCAACTTAGGTTTATCTTCAGTAACAACAGTAGGAGTTTCGTTAAATTCCTCCCCTTCAGCACTAAAGAATATATCATTATCACTAATCAATAATACCTCTCTACAGCTACCATCTTCTCTATCATAAACAGGATAATGAGGAATATTAAAGTTAATGTGCATATTATCTTTCTGTACATTATCCTCATCAGCAAGTCCATGCTTATGCTCCATAGTGGTAAATCTCTTAGGATTGATAAATACAACATCCCCTACCTTTAAATCTCCTTTAGCTTTCACCATAGGACCTACTGCTAAGATAGTCTGATACTCCTTAATAGTATTGGCTCTTGTAGTATCAATAAGGCCACCTACCTTAAGATTACTGTCATACATATCCATGGTAGTAACCAACTGATTAAACAGAGGCTTAATCTTCTTTATTTTAAACATCTTTCTTTATATTTTTGACGTGTTTCTAAATTCTTTTTATACTTCTTGATATGTTTATTATACCTCCAAGCAGGCATATATATCTTACCAAATTTATTGAGAGAAAAAGCAAGTCTTAACTTATCTACATCTTCATCTGTATAGCTATCCTTGATAGGGATATTCTTATAGGTCTGTAAGACAAAATGCCATATACTCTTGAAGATTAGCTCTGCACACCCTACAGGTATATCAAACTCCTTTGCTACTTGTGTGATTATTTCCTTTTGTGTCATCTATCTTCATCAAATAAGTAAGACATACTACACCATCCTCATTCAAAGGAGGAATATATAAAGGATTAATCTTCCCATTCTTAATAACACCTGCTTGTCTTAACTTTGACATTACTACCTGAAAGAAAGCACATGATACTCCTGTCATCTTCCTTACCTCTTTCTTACACTTCTCTTGCATAACAACATCATCCAATAAGTCAGGGTCAGTAATAGAGTGACTAAGATCATATCTTAATTTCACAAAAGCAGCAATCACATCTGCTTCTTTGTTAGTCAAATGATGCACAGGTTTCAATACTTCAAACCACCATCTGAAGAAAGTATCTGAAGTACAAGGAAGATTAATAACCTTTGTAACCTTACTGATATCCATACTACTTACTTTCAGGGGTCATCATATCTTCAATTCTCTTAGCACAGTCTTTCTTAAATTGTTCACTGAAATACTTAGAATCTGAAGATACAATCTTAAAATTCCAATCTAACAAAGCAAAGAACTCTGTCTTCTTGTAAGCATTTAACTGCTCTTGAAGATATTGGTTCTGTGAACTAATCTGATTAAGAGCCTCATGAAGCTGTTTCTCATCTAACTTCTGATTGTCCATTTTAACTTCCTTTGCCATAACTATAACTATTTAAAATTCAACATAATATTTACCATATCTCTTTTTATATCTTTCCTCCCATTCATCTATTGTACTCTCCTTAATATCTGTACAGCCACATTCCATACAGCAATCAATACCCATAGGAGTATGCTCTACCTTTAAAGAAAGACAATTAGCACAATATCCTACTAACTCTTCATCATAATCTACTTTCTTATTTATCTCTTCTTGCATAATAAATAATTGTAAATTCTCCTGAAGGAAGAGCTAATACCTGTACTATCTCTAATGTATAGCCATGTAAAGCATTAGCACTGTTAAAGGCTTGTAGGACCTCTCTCAAAGTATCTCTTGTAAAACTACATAATTCCTTCATATCTCAAGTTACTTAAAAACAGGTACAAATATAAGTGTTTTTCTTTAATAAGACAAATAAATACCTTAAATATTACATGAAGGATATAAAAAAGGTTTAAATGTTTCACAACATCTAAACCCACAGAAAACAATCATCCAAAACGGTTCATCAAACAAAAAATAAATAAATCAAAATAAGAAACAAAACTTGCCCAAAAAGTCCGCCCAACATAGTGGATAACCAATCATTCCAATCATACATTCTACAATACTGATAATCTTTAAACTCTAAAGCTGTGGCTACACCTAACACACAGAGAATAGTAAAGAAAAACCCAATAGGCACAGCATAGATAAAATGCTTATCTCTATTACTCTTCTTAAACCATTCTATTACCTTCATCATACGCAATCCTTTAACTTATGAATTTGTGGCCCTTATAAGATTCGAACTTATAACTTACAGCTTAGAAGGCTGTTACTCTATCCCATTGAGTTAAAGAGCCAAATACTACTCTATAACCCAAGTAGCAAGGTCTACCTTACGATGTAGTTAGTTATAACCTATACAACTAAATTTACGTTTGCATCACATAGTATAATCACCTTAAAGAGTTAATACCTATTGAAGACAATTATATGAATAAACAAATACTGATACAAAGATAGGAATTTATTTAATTCCTACCAAGTTTATTTGCCCATTTCTCTGTATAGAACCAAAAGTAATCAATTCTTAATCCCAATACCTTTGTAGCAAAAGTATGAAACACAGCCCACATTAATGAAGGCACAGCTATAATGGGTATGTAGAATATACCTAATATCCTACTCTGAACAGTATGCCCATATTCATGTCTCATAATATACTCTGAATATCTATACCTACTATTCATAAATACACTATTTCCTATTGAAACAGCACCATAGAATCTACCAATATAATAAGTAACACCATCCCTATACACAATATCCTCTATCCTGCTATCTACCATAGCCAAATAAACATCAGCAATAAAAAGCTGCACACAACACCATACATTCAACAACACTTCCTTAAAAACCATAAGATACCACTATAATTGAAAGTAAAAACAAACTACCCTAAGTAAGGATAACCAATCAAAGATTCCAAGAACTAAAGATATAACTAAACTAATAATGTAAATAAAATAGAAATCTCTTAGTTTCCAGAGTCCCTGCAAATTTTTTGGTCAGAAAAGTAAGTTTTTTCAATGTTTCAAATGTTAAATATTATTAAACATAAAGAGTTCTGAAAAACTTAATTTTCTTGGATTTGTAAAAAATGAGGAATAACCAATCATTTCTTACTTCCTTAGATTAATATTGCTATTAACCATTAACTTAGAATCTTATATGGAGGCGGTTAATTCTTCCCCTAGAGCCTTTTACCCTCAGCATCTTTCTCACTCTCGTCAGCAGGCTACTCCATTTTATAACTAAGTCATTTTGAGCTAGGGATTAAACCTCTTTACTATGATGTTCTAAAAGAACTGTAAATACTACCCCTAAAATAAATGGGCACTCAATCGTCCAAATTAGAAACCCATCTGAATAACTAGTTGAGAGGTACTAGTTGCTCAATGCAAAGATACTATAATAAGGTGTAATAAGCAAATAATTAACCCTAAAAGTATAGAGAAATTATAAAGAATTATAATTATTTAATAATTAAAGATTAGGAATAGTAGGTAATATTATGTACCTTTGTAGAGAAGAAAAATAAAGCTCTCTTAAAAAGAGAAGCCTTTATAAGAGTATAAAGGAGAATTTTCCCAGTGGTTTTATGATTTTTCCCACTGTCTCTTAGAGAGCTTTTATAGAAGATTTTTCTTTCAGTTTTGTCGTTTTTATAGTTTAGATAGGCTTTTAAAGTAACTGTATGTGAATATAGTTACTTTTTTATTATATTATAGGATAATATATCTCCTTATTATAGGCTAAAAGAAGTAGAGAAATGAATGTTTGAATAGGCTTCTAAAGGGAATAAAGAGAGTACAGAAAGAGTATAAAAGAATATACTATACACCTATATAGGATGATAAAGATATACCCTATAGGAGTATATAAATATCCCCCTATAGAAGGTATGTAAAAACAAACATATAATATACTATTAACCCCTTTAAAAGTGTAGTGATTATACACTATACCTTTTATTTGTTTTATTTATATGGATTAAATTCTATTTTAATAGCTCTAATTTTAATTATATTATAGGGCAGTTTTGTGAGAAAAGTAGTATTTCTTTGTGTGTTTTAGTGGTGTTAAAAGAGCGTTAGAAACACCATTAAAGATGATGATTAAATGCTATTTTAAGGTGCAAAGAAATAGTGTTTAATGAGTGGGAAAATAGTATGTTTAAACAAGTGTATAATAATGGTTGTTTTTATATTTTTTATTGTGTTCACATGAGAATGAGATAATACTGATTTTTTATGTTATTATTATACTTCCATGAGAATGAGATAACCCACCACTCAACCCCCGTGGTAATATCCCTTTGGGCTATTCCCCCTTGGGTGTTGAGGGTTAATGTTATCCCACTATTTTCAGACATTGAGCGAGCATGAGTAACTTTGTTTATTGATGTAGTGAAAGGTGTGAAGGATAGTAGCACCATGCACACTTACCAATTAGTGCATAACAAGTAACTGCTATATATATAATAAGGTGAAAATGCTTACTCACATCCATGCAGGTTATACACCATAAGACATGGATTAATTGAGTTCTATTATGGAATTTACAGAGAACGCAAGTAATTGGTTAACTGAAGAGCAATCTTTGGCAATGTTTGTTAGTAACCATGGACCTGCTACTCCTATGGAAAGTGCTATCCAAGGAAGACTTATGTTGGGATTTGCTGATGGCACTAAAGCACTCTTATCAGAGAAAACTGAACAGAAAGTCCTCAAAGCTAAGAAGCTGCTAGCCAGTGACTTAGTGGTAAGACAATACCAAAAAGAGGATGGCCAAAGGGGTTTCATGGCCTACTATGCAGGAGCCAACAAACCTCTTGAGACCAAAAAGTTTACTATCAAGTAAAACTTGAGTAGCCCACCACCTTGCAGTGAACAACAGTAGCTGCAAGGTGTTTTATCACAAGGAATTATGTAAATTTAGACTATACATATTAACAAACAAGAATAATGCTAAGGCGTGGTAGCCTAAACATAAGGTCAATGTGCAGGAAGGTAGTTTTGTTAATGGGTTTTGATTGTTCTCATAGTGTATAGTTGTAAAAAACAAAAGTGCTCACAGTAAAAGGTTATACACCTGTGATGTGAGACAAATATATGTGTAGTGTCCTCCATTAGAGGAAGTAAGTGTTAGTCTTATTATGGCTAATCGTGGATGCAACTTTCCACCTATATGCTTAAGCATAAAAGTTTGTATGTTCTCATTGCATCTATTGAAGTTTAAAAAACATAAATCTAACTATACTAATAGACATATTAGAGTAATATAGTTTAGATTCTAATGGCTTTTGTAAGCAATCTTATGGTGAGATTGTTAACTTACCAGAGCCTATTAAGGATACATATTTCCTTGTAAGTGCTTTAGTGTTCAATGCTACTGACAGAGAGGATGTAGTAGCACCTGCTACAGGACATCCATTATGTAAGAGAAATGACAAAGGACAGATTATATCTGTACCTTGTTTACTCAAACATTAATAAAGAAAAGGTCTATTCACTAGACTTTATAACTATCTATTTCAGTATGAAAGTATTATCAATTACACTAATCAGTTTATTCTTGCTACCTTTCTTAGCTATCATAGCTACTAAAGTAGGGGAGTTAATCAACAATTATTTCAGTAACAAATTCCCTCATATTGAAGAATAAAAATAAGATAATTATGGATAAGATTATATACAAAGAATACAGAGAGTACCTCATAAAAGACAATATGTCTAAATGTATTACAGAGGAAGCTCAAAAGAAGGTTTTCAAAAACATCAATAAGGAGTTTAAAGAAGTCCTTAAGATGGAAACCATTAAAAAATTACAAACAGTTATCTCTTTATTAGGGAGTAACAGTTACAAAGCTCTTAAAGAGCTACTTGCTGAATCTCCTTCAGGGGATGATATGGGGTGTGATAACACCTATATATGTTTCTATCCTCAATATAGAGCTTATAAGGACATTGGTAAGATAGTTGACAGACTATCTACTACTGATGAAGAGGACTACAAATTTTATAAAGACAATGAGATTTGTAGATAGTCTTTAGTGTATATCGATAACTATTATTAATTTTGCAAATACAATTATGATTATAAAGAATTATAACAAGGTATGTAAATGCCTTAACAATGGTAATAATCCTGTCCTTATCTTCACTGAAAAGAAGGATATTACATATTCATTATTCTCTCATTCCAAAGAGTTAAAATCTTTTGAGAGAGGATGCAAGAAACTGTTTGGTAAATAAATAAAAAGCCGCACTTGTCATGGAAACATGATAGGTGTGGCACCTTTTTATGAACAAAGAGATACACATAGATAAGATAAAAGATATTGCTGCACACCATCCTAAGATGTTATTAGAATTACCTACATCTTTTGGTAAGACTAAGATAGCTTTGGAGTTACTTAAATTCTGGCAATCAAAGAAGATATTAGTAGTAGTACCACGCTTAGTGCTTATAGAGACTTGGAGGGAAGAGTGTAATAAATGGGGTTATGATTCTGATTTGACAATAGTTACCTACAGGTCTTTACATAAGTATATAGGTCATTGGGATGCTATAGTCTTTGATGAGTGCCATCATTTAAGTGACAGGTGTGCAGATATTTTATGTTCCTATTCTTATGACCATGTCATAGGTTTATCTGCTACTATAAGGAATGAGAATTATTTTAGAGTACATGATGCTATTAAAGGCATCTATACTTATAAAGTAACTACAAGGCAGGCAATAGATGAGAAGATATTACCCGACCCTTTCATTTTACTCTTTCCTTTATATTTAGATAATGATTATAGCAATCAGACTATTATCATTAACCCTAAAGCAAAGATGACTATGATGGACACCTATAAGAACAGATGGAAATATCTAAAGAATAAGAATATAAAAGGTATTATCTCATGTACTGCTTTACAATATAACTCTTATATCACTGAAAGGATTGACTTCTTAAAAAGGAGATATATCTTTACCAAGCAGCCATACCTTAAGAATAGATGGTTGAGCTTAGCAGGTGAGAGATTAAAATGGTTATCATCTTTAAAAGAGAATTATGTTTTATTTCTTTTAAGGAAACTACATAACTATAGATGTCTTACCTTCTGTAGTTCTATAGAGCAGACAGAGAAATTAGGAGAATATTGTATTAACAGTAGTAATCCTTTATCCTCAGAATATCTTAGAGCCTTTAATGAAGGAGGGATTAATCATATTACTGCATGTGATATGCTCAATGAAGGTGTTAATCTAACTAATTGTCAGATAGGTATTTATGCTTCTTTAAACTCTTCAGAAGTAGTGATTAAACAGAAGTTAGGAAGGTTATTAAGGCATAGAAATCCTATTATTTTAATCCCATATTTTTTAAATACAAGGGATGAAGAGATAGTTAAGAAGATGATAAAAGATTATAATCCTCACCTTATTAAGAAGGTGTCTGCTAAAGATTTTATGAATTATGTAAATATAAAAAGGATTTAAATGAATAATATAACCATAGATAGAACAATTATAGAGAAACATCATCTTACATTAGATGAGTTTCTCTACCTATTATGTTATTCTAATCATATAGATATTACCAAAGGTAGAGAATCTTTGAGGAAAAAGAACCTACTATGTACTAATCTCTTAGGAGAAGTAGAGATAGATAGAACCCTTTGGTCGGCTTATGAAGATATCATAGTAGAGGCAGACAAAGCTATAGCTACTGATGAAGATGAATTATCTTCCTTAGCTAAAGAGCTAAAAGACTTATTCCCTAAAGGAAGGAAGGATGGAACCTCATTATATTGGGCAGAGAGTGTTCCTTTAATAGTCAGGAGATTGAAGTCCTTCTTTAAAAGATATGGTAAAAAAGAGAGTGATGTTATCTTAGAGGCAACAAAGAGATATGTTAACTTTTATAGTATGAAAGGCACTGCTTATATGAGGGTATTGAAATACTTTATCTTTAAAGAAGATGTAGACCCTATATCTCATGAAGTAGTCTATACATCAGACTTGCTGAATGAGATAGAGAATCCTGATAATGAAGAAACTACTCCTACCTTTTTAAAAGAAGTATAATGTAAACATAAATTATGAGTGAGCCTCTTAAGATAGGTAGTAAGGTATTATATAAAGAAAAGCCTGCTACTATATATGCAATAAACAATCAGATAGGTTATTTAGGTAAGAAAACCTATAATATCTGTATTGATAATCTTTCAAAAGAAGACATACAACAAATAGAGTAAAGAAATGGAACTATTATTTATTACAGACTATATTAAGATAGGATTAGTATGGTCATTTATGTTTTTCATAGCCTTATTTGGTTGTAAACAGAAGTATTGATTATGAGTATTGTAAATAGGGTTGTAGATAATCTTCAAAAGAGAAGGGAGAATATTTTAAATGGTAATGTGAATTGTATACCTTC